TTCTTGCATTTGTTATATTAATTGCTGACATAATAAAATCTCCTTACCTTTTTCCTTTAATCAAATATACTGTTCTATTTTATACTAAATGTAATTATTTTTTATTACTATTCTCTCATTAAATCTCTCTTACACTCTATTATGTTTTTCTCTCTTACACTCTATATGTTTCTATCTTATCTCTTATAAATTATATTATATTTTGCATCTGTTCTTCTTTAATTATATGCTAAATATTATCTTGAATGTAGAAATTTTTATGTCAAAATTATTATAACGTACGTTTTTGCGTACGTCAAGTATTTATACCATCAGATATAGACCAGCCATTATAATTGCGTAAAAAATAAGCACCTTAAGATTTTACTCTGTCGGTGCTTATAATAAAAACATAACTACTTTGGATGGGCGGTGTATCCATCATCTCAGGTACTCAAAAGAGTATGTCGGGAACCATTTCCGACCTCAAAATAATTATGTCTATCACTATTTTATTTCTCCAAATAGCAATATTCAACTACTTAATTCTAAATTTTTTTGTTTCTTTCTCTTTCAATGGTCTTCCTAGTTTTTTAACTTCTTCAATCATTTCACGCCACTCAAAACGCTTTCCATTTGAAGGCTCTGTTAATCTTCCATCTGTTATAAATCTTTCAATATCTGACAACTTATTATATTCATTTTTCATAGTTGCAAGCATAACATCACCTACTTTCCAAACAACAACAAATCCCCACCCTAATTCCCATACGTCTGAACCTTCTCATTAAGGTCATAAGGGGTCGTCTGATATACATAATAAGTTTTCCAAGTTAAATATATTATACATCTTAACCCCCATTGTTTTGTGGTTTTTTCAATTTTAATGTGTGTAGTACTACACACTTACTACACAGCACTTTTTTTAAAATCAACAATGTTGTCCTTGTCTTTCACAATTCTTTCAATATCTACTGCCGCTCTTTCTTCTGTTACGTGTGTATATAAATCCATTGTCATTTTAAGAGTTGCATGACCTAAATATGATTGAACAACTTTTGCCTGCACACCTGCTTCAAAACATCTTGTAGCAAAAGTATGTCTTAAAGTATGTCCACTAAACACAGGAAATTCGTTATCAAAACTTCTTGCAAGATTTATCTGCTTAACAATAGCTTTAATTGAATCTGAATAAATCTGCGAATTGAGAGGCGTGTTATAACTTGTCACAAACAAATAATTGTTCTGCTCTTTAGGTCTTTTGCACTTTACAATATCCTTTAATTCGAACTGCTTTTCAAGATATTTAATGCATTCGCTGTTAATAGGTACTTGTCTATAACTCTGTTTGGTTTTAGGCGGCTCAATGTGAAAAGTTTTGCACTTATCATCAAGGTATTTTTGATACACAAGTGTCTTATTAACATCAATATACCCCTCATCTAAGTGTATATCATTAGGTGTAAGTGCAAACAGTTCTCCTGGGCGCAAGCCTGTATTAACTGCCACATTATACAAATTATCGTAAAATGTCCCTTTACTTGCTTCTAAAAACTCTATCTGTTGTTTTGCTGTTAGTGCGAAAGCTTTAAGTTCTTTATCAGCCCTAAGCTTTACACCTTTTGCTGGATTTTTAATCATTAAGTCATCTTCTATTGCTCTACTGAACATATCATTAAGTATAACCTTAATCTTGTTCTGCCGTTCATATTTATAATTGTCATCAGCTATTTTATCAATTAGTGTTTGAATATCTGATTTAACAAAGGAATTTATGTTGCGATTTCCTAAAAAAGGTGATATATTTTTATTGTATATGTGAGTGTATTCCCTAAGGGTATTAGGGCGTACACTTTTCTTTTTGTACACTTCTATCCAACGATTAAACCAATCGTCCAGCTTAATATCATCTCTAATGCTTGTAAATTGAATATTTTCTGCTATTGCAACAGCCAATTCTTTTTTAACTTCTGATAACTTTGTGCCATAAATATATTTAATCTTATTAAATCTATCTTTATATCTCCCTTGATACACACCGTCCTTTCGCTGCGACAATCCTACACCTAGTTCTTTACCTTTTAAATCTTTTCCCATTCAAAAGCTCCTTTCTTTTGAAAAAAGCCTTGATATAGACAACCACATATTACTACATCAAGGCATATATTTCAATATATCTCTATATTTCGTTACTTTTTTCTATATAGTGCTCAAACTCCTTACGCTTAACAAGCCTCTTATTCCCAACTCTTAAAACAAATGGACAGCTAATTTCATTAAGCATACTGCTGATTCTATTAATTCCGATATTGCTATATTCGGACGCTTCTTCAACTGTTAATGTAACTTTTTCCCATATAGGAATTGTTTTAACCATGTCATCAGTCCTTTCTATCTTGATTTTTATATCCTTAACTCTTCTTGAAATTGTTGCTTTGGATAACATAAGTCTTTGACTAACCTGTTCTAAGCTCATATTACCCACAAGCAACTTGAAAATTCTTAGTTCCTCTTCTGTGAAATTGGCATTTTCAATTATTTCATCAAGCTCCGGCTTAGTCAGTCCCGAAAACTTCATAAGCCTATCTCCTTATTTAAATTTAATATGTTCTATTCCTGTTTCTTCGTATAACTGATTAACAAGCTCTTCCGCTGTGAATAATCCGTCATTATAGTTATCTATAAGTACTTTAAGTTCTCTCTGTACTTTTGTTAATCTCTGCTGTCCGAAACCGAACTTATCGTGTAGCACCCACATAATTAATATCAATGCTGATTCAAAATTTTTCTTTTGGTGTTCATTGCTAATTCTGTTCATCTGAACATGCAACATTTGTTCCTTAAACTTTTTCTGTTCTGCCTTGCTCATATTTTCACTTCTTTCTTAGAAACTGATTGTCGTATCGCCAGTAGTGCTTGCTGTTATCATTCTTAAGGCTTTTACCCCTTTCATAGTCTGTCTGCCAGCATTTCTGACACAACTGTCCTTGCGGTCTGTCAATAGGTTCTCCACAACGATAGCACAAGTGATTTTCCTTGCGATATTCTTTTATATTCTGCCTATTTTCAGTTCTTTTTCTGTGGATAGCATTATCTTTACTCTGGCATATAAAACACTTTGCTTTGCCCTCAACAGCTTTAGCCTTACCACATCTAACACATATGCCAGCTTTTCTACGTTCAGCGTATAAGTTTTTTGAATACTGTTTAAATGCTTCATTGTTTTTTCTTCGCTTATCATCACTTAATGGGTGATTAGCTCTATATTCAGCTTTGTTAGCCAAACATTCCGGACATATCTTTTCATCACCCACAAGTTTATTTTTGCGACATTCCGGGCAAATTTTAAACTGCCTGCAAAGTTCTCTAGTTTCTCTACTGTAAGTCGTTTGCTTCTTCCTACATTCTTCACAATAAAAGCCTTTTCTATCAAGCGGCTTGCCGCATTTAGGGCACAATCCATTCTCTCGGCGGTAATTATATAATTTCTTCTGCGGACTAATTGGCGTTGTCTCCATTGAAAATCAACCTCTCATTCTGTCAATTCTATCTTGCACTTCTTTAGGTGCTTCAATATATTCTTCTGTGTTTGTATTTTGACCGATAAGGGCATTTTCTTTAATTTGTAATGTATTTATATCTCTTTGGAATTTTTGCTCGATTTGAGCCTTATACGAATTTGTATTCGTCTTTTCGATAAGTGACTTAATGTCGTCTGGCATACGATTTATTTCATTCGCACGCTTAACAACTGTTTCATAGGTTCTTAGAAAATTTGATTGTATTACTGTTTCTATTGTCTGATAATCTGATGCCGCCCAGTTTTTAAGGTTATCTGGCATACCAACCGCCTGTTTTACAAGTGGCGGTAGCTTGTTAAATTCTTCAACTGCTCCATAAGTACCATTCCGTAACGCCTTACTAACCAATCCCCAAGCTGTCATCCCGTCAAGCTCCTGTGGCTGCGATATAGTTTGTATCTTACTCATTATCTGCCCTACATCTGGTGCAAAACCACTCGTGTTAGTTGCAATGCAAGCCCTTAACGCTTGTAAAACTAATTCTTCTGGATATTCAGCAAGCATTATATGCCAAGCATTAAGAGTAATCTCTTTATCTGGCGGATTGTAGTTAGGATAATAAGCTTGTATCGTCATTAGAAGTTTTCCGACCTGTTCCCTTGTCATTTCATTGCCTCCATCCATTCATCAAATACATTTTTCTTGCCTTGCTGTTTATTAGAATTATTTTCTTTCAGCTCAAACAGCCCTTGCCAGCAATGGTCTACTGACTGATTAAGAATTTCAATGGCTAAGTCATTATCTCCGCCAGACAGCTTTTCGAGAGTATTCATAGCCCTATGTAATGCCTTGTCAGTACAGATAGGTTTTTTAATTCTCTTGCGCATTGTCACATACTCGTTAAATGCTTCATCAAGTAATTCATCATCTGGATAATAACTTTTCTTTTTGGATATTACGTTAGTAATATCTTTTTCTTTTATATTCTTATCTTCTTTAATTTCTTCTGTTCTTTCATTCTTACTTTCTTTTAATATAGAGTTTGTTAATAGAATGTTATCTGTTTGTTGATTGTTTGTTAAGTTGCTTGTTATTTGTTTGTTATCTTGCTTGTTATCCGTTTGATACAAATTGTAGTTAACCACAGTAAATATCGTGAATTTGTTTGTTGCTTTGCTTGTTATTTCGCCTGTTAATTGTAAGTGTTTTAGCGAGGTACGAATTTCCATTACAGACAAATTAGTTTCTTTTGATAATTCAGATATTGAAGAGGGGAAAGACCCTCTTTCAATTATCTTGCCTTTGTAATTTCCGTCTTTCCAATAGGCACTTATCAACATATACATAAAAAGTCTAAATGTATTAATATCACTCCACCATTCCCACTTTAAAATTTTTCTGTCAATTTTAATAAAATTGCCTGCCATAATTACCTCTTCAAGTTCTGCCACATTGTTACTTCACTAAATCGTTAATATTAACTCTGAATCCGTCAAATTCCTTACCTTTACTCTTGATGTAAGCTGTTGTATCAAAGAACATCAAGTTGCCGCTATTGTCCGTTGCCATACTTACACCATTTCTTGTAAGACTGCATTTGAGTAGGTCAAGTAAAATCTGTATTTCCTGCTTTGTTTCGTCTTTCATTATTTACCTCTCCATATTTCTTCATCAAGAATATATTGTCTGATAAATCTATCTGCGTACTGTGGGTGTATCATTGACCTTGCCGTTTTTCTGTCTATGCCTAAGGGGTTTTTATTTGTCATATATTGTATTGGTTGCATACTTTCTACTTGTTCCAACGGCTCAAAAACAAGATTGTTTTTAGGATTTAATCCAATAAACCAATACTGAGTGGGCTTCTTGTAATAATCCCCATTCTGTGTCCTATCCCTGTCAATTACACTTGGCTTCAAGCACCAGAAGTTTGTAAGGTAATGTAATCCACTTGTATTCAATGGATTTTCAATTACAATTTGCAAATGACCTCGCTGACAAATTATCACTAATTTATTCAGCTTTTCATAAAACAAATCAAGTTCCTTATGCCGCTTCATTGCCAATTCACATTTTTGCTCAATAGTGTAATTCCTGTACTGATAAGCCGTGCAAGCCAGATGTCTCAATCCCTGGTCTGAAAAATAAGTGCAAGGGAAAAATGCAAATATCAAATCATCAGGGCTTATCTTATCAAACAAACTCGGTTCACCGTTGTACCCCCCCTCTATCTCTTTGAAAAGGTCGGTAACATAGTCAGTTTCGTTAAATTCATTCTGAATATCATAGTCGTAGGCTTCAATTCCATACTTTTTGAAAGCATTCTTGAATGTGCCCGACTGTTCAAATAAACAATGTACTATCATTCTGTATCTCCTATAAAGTCAAATAAGTTCATCTGTGATGTCTCGGCTTTTACTCGGCTTTCAGCAATTTTATAATTTTTATCATCATTTTCAAATGCGATAAATTTTAATCCACAATTATGTGCCGCTATTGCAAAAGTTCCACTTCCTGCGAATGGATCCAAAAGTAGTTCACCATTTCTTGCAGATTGAGTAATCATATCCTCTGCAATATCAAGTCGCTTTTGATTCGGGTGTTCCGTCCTCTCATTGCCTTGACAAATTGGTTTTACCCAAAAAGATTGTTTCTGTCCTTTCTCGATATTCCAATAATGTTTAGCACCTGGCAACTTTGTAGCAAAAATGCAAAATTCAGTGCTAGACATATATCCAACCTTAAATATTTGAGGGCAAGGATTGGTTTTACACCAAACCAATGTACTTCTAACATGGAATCCTATATCTTTAAGTATATATTCAATAAAAGATACCTCATTTTTAGGAACCCACATATATAGACTAGCACTGTCTTTCATAACTCTATACACTTCGACAAAGACGCTCTGAATAAAGCTGAAATACGCCTCATTATCTGCAAAGAAATCCCATTTGCCATAATTGAAATTGAGTTCTTTTTTGTTTCCGCTTCTCTTTAATGCCTTGCTATCTATCGCACTTCTATCAATAGACTTTTTTTGAGAAATATTATAAGGAATATCTGTCATTACAATATCTATCATTCCATCATCTATTAATTTAAGCCCATCCCTGCAATCCATTTTATACAATCCATTTTCTAGCATTTTAAATCTACCAAAAGGAAACCTCGGTTTTATGTGCGCACAACCTATTCCTTTCTTTGATTTTTAGTCTATAGTTCTATACTTATCTTCTTGAAATTCTCTATCTTCTTCATCGGAATAAGCTCTTTTGCATTCTGCACAAAATTCTAAAAATGTCTCCATATCTGTGCTATTTTCGTATTTACAGCCTTTGCAATCATTCATTCTGAATCACCTACTTTCTCAAAAGGAACTCCTCTTAAATGCTCATCAAGGTCTAATTCCGTTCCATCAATATTTCCATTCAGCTTGTTTTGGCAATGACACAATAGTATTTCAAGGTCGCAAATTCTACCTGCCCTATACTCACTTCTTACGAAGTCAAGAACTCTTTTTGCGCTTTCCATCCTGTACTTTACTATCTTTGAATTGTACTCAAGTCTTATATCTGCAATTTCTTTTTCATGCCGTCTGATTTCAGCTAAATCACACTTGCAAAATTCATAATCACTAATAAGTTTTTCCTTTGTATCTCGTGCGATTTCTTCTGCTGTATAGCCTTTAATTTCGCTCATTCGTTCCTACCTTCTTTCAATATATCCATAAACTTCTCATACTGCTTCTGTGATACCTTATTATTAGCCTTATCCGCTCTCAATTCGATTTTAAGGTGTTTTTCGGCAATAGAGGATAATTCCCTCGCTAACACCTTTTTGCCTTGCTGTATGCCTTGCATATAGCCTTTAGGTGCTTTTCTCTCGCTTATTGAACCACTAGCACGATTTTCTCCTTGGCCACCTAAACTGACATTCCGAAGCTGATAGCCCTTATCAGCATATAGTTTGATGTAATACTTCTCCTTTTCGTCAAGCTGGCTTTCGGAAAAATTCAGAAATTCAACTCGCCAACCATAAGGGTTTTTCTCTTTGTCGTACAGCTTATGCTTGCGTAAACTAAGGTCTATGTGCTGTTCATAACCTACAAGGTGACTTGCCAATCTGCTAAGCGTATGTACTGCCTGTCCGATATACGCATACTTAAATCCGTTTTCATCTTCTCGGAGTAAGAAGTATATTCCACTTTTATCATTCAGTTTTGGATTCAGCTTCAACAGTCGTTTTTTGTTTTCCTGTTCAATTGCCTTGGCTCTTGCTATGTTTTGATAATTCAAGAGTTACCACCTGCCTTTACTATCTCAATTGCCTTTTCAAGAGGAATAAGATAATTATTGCTGTTGCCACTTCCATACAATCTTACAGAAGAGTCTGTTTTCAACCGCTCCGCAACTCTATCAATGTCATAAACTGTTGGCTGATTATCAACAAAATCAAGAATCGCTTTCATCTGGCTTTTGTTATAGTACTGCTCCTGAAAATTTAAGCTATCTGCATCAATCAATCTCATTCTTCATCACTCCAGTCTAGCCTACAGCCGCACTTGCTACAGTAATTTGGTGCATTGTTGTTATCCATTATTCCTACATCGTGACTAACTTTGATTACGTTTCCGCATTCACAATGGAATACAGAAAGAGTATCACTAAGGTTATGGTTAAATATAGGTTTCTTAGGTATCTGCTTTTCAAGCGCCTTGATTGCCATATTTCTTGCTTCAACAACTCTTTTAGCAGCTTTGTCACTCAATCCTATTGTTGACATATTAAATCTTACCTCTCTTATTGCTTCGTTCTCTGTCATACTCACACCTCTTTAATTAAATGGTAATCCCTCGTCAGCTACATTGTCTGGAATTGACATAAAACTGTCTGAACTAGCATTACCGCCCATAATTCCATTATTGTTGCTCTGCTGATTAGTACGACTTTCGCAGAACTCGTGTCTTTCAACAACGCAATCATTAGTGTAGACTTTCTGTCCGTCCTTGTTAGTGTAGTTGCCTGTCTGCCATCTGCCCTCAACGATAATCTTAGTTCCCTGATGTAAATACTTCTCTGCAAACTCTCCATTCTTGCCAAATGCTACGCAGGAAATAAAGTCTGCTGCCTGTTCGCCCTCTTTCTTGAAAGCTCTGTCAACGGCTAATGTATACCTTGCTACCGCCATACTTCCACTTGCCGTCTGTGAATATCTAACATCAACATCTCTAACAACTCTTCCTGAAATTATCACTTTATTCATATTTTTTCCTCTTGCTTTCTGAAATTCGTTTTCTGGTTTCTTCACTTCTTTTTTGCCCTGTATGATGATATATTGTATGCGCCGAATTTGTCATCATACATAAATTTTCAATTCTGTTATCATTTTTTATCCCGTTCAAATGATGTATGCAGCAATTTTGCGGCACTTCTATTCCTGTGGCTTTTTCATAAACTACGATATGTTCCATAACGTATCCACCTTTATCTGCTCTTTTATGTTCTGGCATTAATATTTGAACGTATCCTTTTCTTGTTTTCCTAACGCCGCCATTCCAATTACTAGCATTTTTACCACTTTTGGCTTTTGACCTGTTCAAAAACTCAATTTCTTCATCTCTCTTTAAATTAAGTGAATAAGCTTTTTTATAGATTGCCAAAAATGTTTTATTAGGAAATAAGGCGATTAATTCATCATTTGTTAAGCGAGAATATTTATCTTTTAATAAAAGGACTTCCTCCTCACTCCATTTGGGATTCATAGTTATTATCTCCTTACGTCTAAATTTTCCATATTTGTTGCGATTTCTTTCGCTTCTGATTGAAGCCAATCTTTCCAACATTTAGAGCATTCTGTTTTTTCACAACAGCAATCACACGGAACATCTGCATACTGTGATGAAATGCCATCTTCTCCGACAATATCTAAAAACTCTGCCAACTCTTCATCCGACATATTCCTTATCCTGTCAGCATTGGTCTGTTTGCTATCACATCTGCAACAAGGCTCATTATCTCTTGAATTGCTGTTGTGTTGGCAGTTGCAAGAAATCTTTTCTTCGCTATCATCAAATGCCTTTAAAAACATTTCAGCGATTTCTTTCTCGTATCTACCACACATACCTTTGCAATCAATATCCGCAATAACCCTTGAAAAGAAATCTTTGAATTTGTCAGCAATATAATCTCCTGTGAAATCTTTAGGTATGTCAATTATTACTTTCATTTTCTTCACCTCTCAATTCTTTCAGTTTTGCTTCGGCTTCGGATTTTGTGAGAAATACTGTCTTGCCGAACTGATTAAAATTAAGTCTAGCTCCCATATAATCATATACAAAACGCTGTAATGGTCTTATGTCGAAACCGTAAACAACTAATTCATTTATTTGTATCTTATCTGGGTTAATGTAATACACTGTGTCTCCCACCTTACAAGCCAATTTCAAAAGTCTGCCCTGTTCTTCTAAGTCCTCATATTTTTTCAGTGTTTCTCTTAAATCAGCCATAGCCCATAAATTACGATAAAACAAGGCTAACAGTCCTATCTGACTATCCATTTCAACCGACAGCATTTCAGCCATATATTCGTCAAGCTCTTCATCTGTCATATCCGATAAATCTTCATCGCACATATCTTTAGCAAGATTTTTAATAAGTTCTCGACTGTCAATATCAAGTTCGTAATCTCTATACCTTGCGTTGCGTTTTTCATCTGCATAACAACTGTTATACGCTAATTCAATCATATTCATATCAGATGTCTGCTTGTCGCTTGTTAATCTCTCCATTCCTACTCCTTTCTAAAACGGACACGCATTTTTACTTTCAAACGTGTTTATTTTTAGCATCTTCCTTTCCGACAAGCGCAAACAAGCTTTGCAACTCTTTGTAAAAGCTATCAGAGTAATGTAAATTATTAAATCTTGAAACTTTACAAGGCTGATATTTTCCTTTATCGCAATAGTTTACTTTTGATATAAACTCAGCTAAATCATAAATGCTTGCAACCTGATGGTCGGATAATTCCGTTTCTTTCCATTCATGATTTTCATTGCACCTATGTCCTATAATGTGCCAGCTATCCTCACCACGATAGTCAACCTCGAAAAATATAAATTCATCAACATTGATTTCAATATCCTTTATTTCCGTCCAGTCGCTCCAAAAATGCATACACCTTACTTTTACTATATTAATCAAAACGGACATTCATCTCCTTTCCTTAAAATCCAACTCTTGCTTAATTAAGTACAAAATCAAAATCAACGCAATTAAAATCATTTTCTTTTTTAGGAATTGGCATACACACTCCAAGTGCGTCTTTTACAAGAAGTTCTCCATTGATTTCTACAACTTCCATAGGATAATACCCAAACATTCTTATATTACGGTCAATCTTCTTGCCTACAAGTTCCTTTGCGTTTTCTTGATATAGTTTCATTTTTACCTCCTAAAACGGACAACTGTTTGGATTTTGCAAAATCCAACTCTTACCCTGTTCTGCAACGTCTACATTCGCCCCATTTACGGCATTTTTCATCTTGGCGATAAAACTGTCCTTATCAGCGTTTTCACTTGATGAATGGCACATTATGACATTCTGCAGGCTGTCTGAATAATTTGCCTTAACAAAATCGCAAGCGGTATCAATGCTTAAATGACCTCTGAAAACGTGATTAGCTTTCGGATTGTCGGTATCAACTAAATCCTTGTCATAGTTCACGCCTAGTAGAATGTGGTTTATATCCTTAAATTTCCATTTGATTAGTTCACAATCGGTTATGTAAAGCATTCTCCCCATTTCCGGGTGAGTAATCAGAAAGCCGAATATCGGGCAAGGTGTTCCGTCTGCATTGGTGTGCGTCCAGCTTCCGTCTATTGTCGTTAAATCAAAAGGCTTTACTGTAAATTCGCCCATATTTATTGGTTTACAACTATCGCCTAAATATGGGGCAAGTATCTGTATTCCCATAGCTTCAAAATCTTCTACTGACTTGCTATGGTCTAGAGGTGGGTGTGACTTATAATCACACCCTTTATCCCCCTTATGATCCAATCTAAGCCCTTTTTAATCTCCTTAATCGGTATTCCACAATCAAGGATAAGTGTTTCTCCACTATTGGAAGTTAATAAATAACAATTTCCGGCTGATGATGAGCCTAAACATTTTAATTTCATACTCACACCTCGATTTCATCACCCTGTGGGAACTGAAAGTACTCTGTTGTAGCTTTCCGAAATTGTTCCTCGCTCAAAATACGCTGTACTTCTTCAAAACGCTTTGAACCGGCTACGCAATGATAAAACGCATTATTTTCATACGCTTTTCTAAGCATTTCCATAGCCTTAACTGCCTTTGCTTCGGTGGAATAGGTTGCTATAAGACTGTTCAGAAACACTTCCGGCGGTTCTGCGACATTTTTAACTGCAACAATTACATAATTTCCACCACTACTATTTAATATTGAAAAAACAAAGTTTTCATAAGGAACATCCGTTTTTCCTGTCTGTGAAATTACTCTCATATCAGCTCTCCTTAATAAGATAAATTAATAACAATGAATGGGTCTTTCTGCCAAGTTCTCTTGCGTATTGGCTCATAATCGTCAATATCATCAAAATCTACATCATCGTCAAAACTTGCTGTAACTGTCACTTCCTGTGTGTCGTTTTCATTCTCTCTGTCAAATTCTGCTTCAACGTCAGTGTCATATTCAGCTTCACAGTGAAACTTAACTTCTGTATCTGCATTGTACTGACTTAATTCCTGAATTAACTCATATACTGTCATATCTAATCTCCTATTCTGCCTGCATAAATGGTGGTAATGTGCTATCTTCTGTCTGTTCTTCGGTTACTTCTGTAGCTGTACCCTCGATAATGTCTGATTCGTCAAAATCAACGCTGTTTGCGTTCTGCTCAATATCGTACGCAACATCCTGTTCAAGCATTTCATCGTGGCTGATTTCCTCGTAATCCTCATTTTCATTTCCACTATGAGAATTATTGATATATTTAAGAAGCCTATTCTTAACAGTTTTCATAGCCATCTGGTCAGCAAATTTCTGATGAGCGCCATTGCCATTCTCTTTGTAGCCATATCCTTGCTTCCAAGCCTGTTTAATCTGTGCAATAGTCATAACTTCTGATATTTTCTCTCCGTCATCCATAACAGCTACCGCATAAGCACCAACAATCTTGTCATTGTCGATATTCTCAAAACTCTGTTCGTGGCAATCAATAATTGTCTTAGCATCCTCTTTGTGGTACTTGAATACATCCCCTTTATAAATGACCGCTGCGTTAATGTCTTTAAGTCCGAATCTCCTTGCTATACAAGTGTTTCCATACACTGACTTCTGACACTGTAGCTTGCCGCCATAAGTAACTGGGTAGCACTGTTTCTTCTGCATTGAAAGTCCATTCGTAACCATTTCAACAAGTGCATTTTCGATGCTTGCCCTTGTGCAACTCTGCAATACAGGCTTTTTGTTCATATCTACCGTATCCTGCAAAATCAGCATTGCCGACATAAACTCGTTTGTGTAGTTGTAATCTTTAGGGAATGTCAAGCCGAATTTCTCTTTCTGCTTAATTTTAACTACCATTCCCTCTGTAAAATCTTTTGCTACAAGCTCTCTGCTTTCAGCTTCTTTCTTTTCCACAACTGCCGTATTCTCTGCCATAATTAATCCTCGCTTTCTCCGCTTAAAATCTGTCCGACAATCTGTCTTAATTCATCACTAACCCTATCTACAGTCCAAAAATCCGTAGTATCAAATGCATGAGCGCAATCAAATCCAATGTACCACTTGTTTTTATCATCAATTTCAAGTGGGCTAGGTGCTTCTTTGTTTGCATATGTGATACCGCCGTGGCAATCTATACTTGCTGTGTTGATAGGCAACCTTTTGGAAACCTGCACATATCCACATCTATAAGTAGATTTACCAATATGTCGGAGTATCACATAACAGTTAAAGCCATTGAAATTGAATGAGCGTTCTAATATAGAAGTCATATTATCCCTCCATAATCTCTAATTTCTCACTGTCATTTACAATCAGCATAATCAACTGACTATCTACCATTTCAGCAACTTTCTTCTGATTGTCCGTACTAAGGCTTTCAGAATCATCTAAGATAATAGGCACTGATATATCGCTAATCTTCTGAATTGAACTGCAAATATCGACTCTGCCTAAAATCCTGTTACCCTTGTTAGACATAGTTGTTAAAATACTCTTTCCGTCAACAGTAGGTATACAACAGCTCTTGTAACCACCAGACTTTGTATAAGTAAACAACTGCCACTTAACTAACCCAAAATGGCTGTTTACTGCTTCTGTCAAGGCTTCGTTCTTTGCTTTGTCTAATTCATCAAGCAAATCAAGGATTTTCTCGGCATTAGCTTTATTCTGTTCAGAATCAATCCTTGTCTGCTTTAATTCTTCAAGTCGCTGTTCGTCTGCTGCCGTATCAAATTTTGCAATCTGGCTTTCACATTCTGCTAACTGCTGCCTTAAAGCTGTTTCCTGTGCCTTTAATTCTGCCTTAACTGTTGAAATATCATTAGCCTTGTGCATAGCCTGTTCTTTTTCGACAATCTGCTGTTCAAGTGCCTTGTATTCATCTGTAGCTGATACATCAATTTCCTGTTGAAGTTCTGATAACTGCTTTTCAAGGTCTGCAACTTCTTCTTCCAACTTCTGCTGATTAGCAATATTTTCTTCGTTACATTTTTCCAGCCTTGGTATCATATCTCTTGCATTATCAACATCTGCCTTAACTTCTAATCCGTCTTTTTCAACCTTTGCCAGCCTGTCAGCCTTTGCCTTTTCAAATGAGCTTCTAAGGCTTTCAATTTCTTCTGTTGGCAGTTCTCTATGACAAGTAGGGCAAACTGCTGTATTCTCGTCAAACTTTTCTTCTTTAATCTTATTCCAGACATCAGCAAGCCTGTTTCTTTCTCTTGTGCCGCTCTCAATATCGTTCTGATAGCCGTATATTTCAGAATTATTTTTCTGAATAGTATCAGCTATGTTGAAAAGATAGTCTTTCTTTTCAGAAATCCTGTTCTCAATATCTCTCCTAGCCTTAACATTTTCCTCGTTAGCCTTGCGTAATAAGTCTCCCTGCTCAAACTTAAGATTAAGAATATCCGAACTAGCCTTGTCATATTCAGCCATCAGCTTATCATTGTCGGTCTGCTTTGCCACACAATCAGCAATCTGCACTTTAAGGCTGTTCTTCTGCAATTCAAGGTCGGATACTTCAATAGCCTGCTTAAGCTGAATATCACGCTCCTTTTCCTTAATCTGTCCGTCAAGAATAGGTAAATCCTTTGTAATCTTGGTCTTTGTAGCCTTATTCATAGCGGATAATTCTTCTGTTGTATACTTCTCTAATAAAGGAACTAATTCGGCTAATTCAGCTTTCTGTGAAGCTATATTAAGGTCTGTAACATCTCCTATAAGCCCGAATAAGTATTCTCTCATTTCAGCCGGCTTCTGATTAAGAAAAGCATTTACATTGCTGCACATTTTAAATACATTCATATCAACATCAAGATATGTGTTGAAATCCTTAAGATTCTTTCTCACATCATTAATGTAATATGAGTTATCATCCTTATAGCCTGTCTTATCCTTGTTATATGTACGGACCTGCACTTTCTTCATAGTTATTTCTTTTCCATCAACATCAAGTGTAAGTTCAACGCTTGTATCCATATCATCAACTGATACTCCGTCAACCTCTCGTCTGACAACCGGATTATCCTTTAAGTCATAATCACAGTTGAACAAGCACCACAGATAAGCTGTGGCAATGGTTGACTTACCCTTGCCATTCTTAGCCATAATCTTTGTAATGGCATAAAAATCAAACTCTGCGTGTGCGTAACACATAAAGTTTTCAAGTACTACCTTTTTAAAAATTGCTCTTTTCATAAATATATCCTTTCCTTATTTATATATTCATAATGAACACATCATCTTCTATTGAGAAGTTATCAACTGTCTTATCCGCAAGATAATGCCGCCTGTCAAGTTCATCAAATGTGCCGTCAAAGATAACGCCTTGAACTGGATGCCATACCTGACAACGCTTTTCATTATCTGCTGCCATACTAGCTAATTCCGAAACAGTAATATCACTATTCATCAGCATTCTCCTCTTCCTCTATAATCTCAACTCTGCCTACTGATACCTCGTAAGCTACTCTGTTTTCAACTTCATCTTCGCTTATCTTTTTTACATAAAGTCTTGACTGAAACCTACCTGTCATTTCTATATGTGTTCCTACTGGCAAGTGACCGACAAACTTAGCTGTTCTGCCCCAAACAATGCAAGGTATGTAATCAGACTTTCCATATGGTCTGTTTACTGCGACAAGAATATCAGCGATTTCTCTTCCAAGTGGTGTCTTTCTATATATAGGCGGCTTGCATAAGCGACCTACAATCTCAACTGCATTATCTACATCCGGATTAATTTCAACATCTTCTAGCACATCTATTTCCTTGGCGAATACACTAAGTATTAGATGACTATGTTCCTCATTATCTGTATGCTTGTTGTATGACCTTATCTGTCCGTCAATTACTACAGTTCTGTCTACATCAAGCCTATTAATGCTTATTAATCTTTCCGATACGATTACTGGAAGCGTATCTGTACTTCCACTCTTTCTTAAAACCTCTATATAAAAGAGGTAAAATCCCTCACCACATATCTCGTGTGAAAAGGTTGGCTTTTTAACAACCTTTCCTAATATATAAGTCCTGTTATTATTTATCATTTGTTACTCCTTTCTCAACAAACCCTACAACTTTGCCACCGTCTATAACTGTCACCATATCTTTCTTCTCGTACATATCAATGCAATCCTGTACTGTTATTACTTTCTCGTTTACCTGTTTCATATTGTTCAATCCTTTCTTTTCTCTTTGCCCTTGCCATTGTCAGAACGATACAAGCCAGTTCTAAAAACATCCCGAATATCGTTCCTAGCATAAATCCCTGTATCATAACTTATATCTCTCTTTCATTATTGTAGGCAGTTCGTAGCAGTCGATATAATCGTGAGTGTCTGCTATGTACTTCTTTTTCAGTTCACTCAAACCACACCCGTATTCGTGCTTTAACTGCCCTAAAATATCTTTTACAACTACTCTTCTTAAGAGTTCACAATGCTTATTTCTTCCTAAGAGGTAACTTGTTCTTCTGCCAATATGTGCCAGGATTTCAAGTTTTTCTACCTCATTAATCTGCTCTCTTTCGCCTTTTTCAGAAATAATAAATATCAATCTGCTAAAATTCCTTTCTAATTAATAAGCTGAAATATCATTGACACAATAAATAATATTGCTGATAAAATCCATAAACATTCAGCTATCTTGCTGTCTCTCTTTGCTTTCTTGTATGCCGCAATAGAGACTTCTAACTTGTTTCTTTCTGCTATCAGTCCCTCTACTGATATGCTATATTGTGGTGTTGCTTGTACTTCCTTTTCCATAAAACAATCCTCCGCTTAATCATCAGCTCTCTAAGTTTATCTGTGCATTGCAATCTTTTATTAACATCATTGTGTTAGTGCTTGGCATCCAGTTTTTAATATATTCAACTGCCTGTTCATTCTTAAGCCTTGGTGTGTTGGCTCTTGAATTAACATTGAAATAATCCTTGTAATCGTGATTAATCTCTGCGAATACTTTTCTGCTTATTTCCTTATAAGCGTTACTGTTTTTACCGCCTAAGATTTTTATTACCCTTGCTGATACTAAGTCATTAAGCACTTTCTGCTGTCCGTAATCAATGTTCATTGTATTTTCCAACTTAGACACTCTGTCTGACACATCGTCTAACATACCTAGCTGTATTCTCATCATTTCCTGTGGGGATAACTTTTTCTGATAACTGCCTGTTTTTCTGATTGATGGAAGTACCTCAGATGTTACCCAGTCCGTAAATCTTTCTGCACTCTCTTTTCTGCTCTGAAAGATTGTTTTGTAAAGGTTACTCTCATTAATAAATGTGGCTTCCTGTTCTCTGCCTAATCTGTCGGTGACCTTACTTGTAGTAACCCCATCTGTTTTAAGCCTTGCCTTAACTCTGCTTACCTGTTCAAGTTCCAATGCTTTGCATACATCAGCCAGACAAAACATAGGTTCATCATCTTTAGTAATGGTTCGGATTTCTCCAAACTCTGAATTGTTAAAAATCTGTAACTCCATAAACATTCCTTTCTAATAATGTGTGATATATTCCTTTTAAGGCACATTTGAGCAATTTTGCTCATTTCTATCTGTTGTAGCTTGTAGAACTTTATGTTTATTGATACAATAGAGAAGTGATGGTAGACATTTTCCAAAAAGGAGATTGTATGGATACTGTCATAGCATTGTGCGTATCAGTGGTCGGCTCATACTTCTGTGGCGTAGACTTCTGCACCCTGTACGCTCTTATTTCTATATCAATAGAATTAAATAAATATGCTAAAGACAAAACTGCCAATCGGTAGGTAATTCACACTTGATACGAACAGGGCGCTATCCCTGCCAAAAAGAACTAATGATGTTTGAATAAAAGTTTGTAACTATTTACCGCTACCATCACTTCTCTATTGTATCAATATCAAAAATTCTAATTCTTATGCGCCTTGTGGTAACTTATGAAGTTACTTTCTTTGCAAAAAAAATCTCCATAGGATTTTCAATATTCAAATTATCAATCATAATCTGAATTTCGTCACTTCCAAAAACACCCTTGTGCATTCGCAGATAGAAAGTTTTGGGCGTTACGCCTATCATTTGTGCAACTTCTGTCTGCGTTTTTCCGTTTTCAGCAATAATCCCACGAAGCTTATTTGTATCAACCATCTTCTCATCTCCTTTCCAACTTCGTAACTTTTGAAGTTACTCTTATTATACACCGCAAAAGTAACTTGTCAAGTTATTTTTTTCTTGACTTGTAACTTTTTTGTGCTATAATCAAGTTACCAATAGGAAAGGAGGAAACACTAATGATTAAAACTGTTGGAGATAGGATTAAGGAACAAAGAGAGCTTAACAATATGTCACAAGTAGAGTTGGCTAAAAAGATGGGCGTTTCTAAACAGACATTATATAAGTATGAAAACAATGCCGTAACAAACATACCAAGCGATAAAATTCAGATTGCTGCACAGATTCTTGATATTTCTCCATCATATTTAATGGGGTGGGAAGATAATTTATCTACTGATAATGCTGATATCATTCCCGACTTAATGTCAGATAAGAAAATGTTGGATAGTGTTAAGAAGTTAATGAAACTTAATAAAGAACATCAACAAACTATATTTGACAATATAGCCTATTGGTATGAGAAAGAGGGGCATTAAATGCCCCATTTCTTTTTGAATGATATAATTAATTCATATAAAAACTTTAAAAATCTTTTATTATTACAGTTATTGACTGTTTCTATTATTATTCGCCTGTATTCCTCATTACTCATAAACCTGCACTCCCCTCTCTTGCCCTTGCACGTTTGATAGCGATACGATTATTATAGAACACACGTTCTATCGTGTCAAGTGTAGCGGCGATATTGCCAACGCCAATCAAACAATATCGCCTGCCAGAACTTGAAAATGTTTAAGGGTCTTTTCTCAAAGACAAGTTTATTATACATTTATCGTTAGTATATTTCAAATACTTTCGGTCGTGTTATTTCGACTTTATTCGACAACTAACTGGAACTTATCGATTGCATTGCCCATAACGCCTGCATATCCGTCCATTCCGTTAGATGTTTCATCATCTATCTGCTCTGGATAGAAGTTGCGGTTGTCAAATACAGATACCATATACTTTGCATACTTCCAAGGCTCACCCTCTGGCGTATAGTAAATGATTTCTATTGCGTCAATCTCGTGCTTCTTGTCACCTGCATAGCCATTATCGCAATCGTCATAATTAAAGCCAGTAACATAAGGAAGCCAATCTCCGCCCTTTAAGTGAACTCTGTACTTAACTGAACCTCTGCTAACCTTGATAATAAGTGCTGTGATAGCTTTATTGTCACCTGCGCCAGCCCAATCTTCTCTATCCTCTACTTCGCCCCACCACCTATCTGTATAAGCGGCGTATGTAGCATATACGTGTTCATCTGTGCTATCCTCTGCGTTATCTTCTTCGCTGTTATCTTCTGTGTTATCTTTATCATTATGAAAGCCATAGAATACAGACAAGTCGCAAACTCCGTCTACTCCGTCAACAACGCCGCTTGATGTATACTGCCAGCCTACAAGGTTTCTAGCAACACTAGGCTTCTTATCTTCGTTAGGGTCTGTATCAAGTGTCATTTCATCATATCCAAGATAGTACCTTGCTATCCAGTAATCGCAGTTAAGAATTTCTTCGTCTGCATATGGGGCAATGTAACTGCCATACCACGCCATACCTGTATAGATACCAAACTCGTAGCCAGCTTCCTCTATTGTGTGCTTGTACGCCTTAATTATGTCGATAAGGTCTGACCCTAAATTTTGCATACAAGTATCTTCTATATCCATCCACACCTTAACTTTACGTCCGTCAAGCACCTCTAATACCCTTTTAGCTGCCGCAATAGCTTCTTCTACTGTTGGTGTGTAAACATAATTGTATACACCGCAGATATGCACACCTGCTAACTGACAGCCTTTCCAGTTGTTTTCAAACTGCTCATCCGGCTCAAAGTCACGTCTGATAACTTTAAGGATAGTGTGAGTAAGTCCTGCCGCCTTAACTCTGTTCCAGTCAACTACACCATTCCACGCTGAAAAATCTCCACATTTAATCATAATTAAAATACCTCACTTTCTACTGTTTCTGTTGCATCTGAACTAATTGTGTTATCTTCTGTGCTGTATGTTGCCTTGTAAGTATTTTTAACGCCATCAAGAAAGCTCTTAAGCTCGTTGTCTAGTGCTATATCATTCGCCAAGTATGCCGCAAAATCATTAAAGCTGGCTGACATACTAACTGTACCGCTTTCGCTGATTGTAGCTGACAGATAAGCCACCTGTTTAAGTGTTCCGTCTGAATTTTGAACAGATAATGTTCCGTTCTTCTGAATTGATGAGTTGATGTCTAACATTGTGTTTTACCTCCTAATTCGCATTAAAAAAGGACACCCGAAGATGTCCTTAATTGCTTAATTGCTTTTCCAATTTTTTAATACGCATATTCTGCGATTGTACAGTCGCAACTATATCCGCTATTAATTCATCATAGCGTAATGCGTATCTTGCTGTTAGCTCTTTAGTTGTATTTCCGTTTTCGTCTGAGACTTGTGTTTCGTAGTTATCATTATTAATCTTTTTATCGATAAATAATCCCCAGTCATCTTTCATAGTTTCTTTAACCTGCTGTGCAATAAATCCGTGATGATAGCGATTAGAAGTACCGTTAATCATTTTAAATTCGCAAGGTTTTAAATTGTAGATAAATTCAGAAGAGTCTTCTGAATTCAATAAATGAACATCTTTTTTTACGTTCTCGTCTGAATCAGAAGCGATTGTTCCATAAATTGACCCGAAACATCGCAAATCATATCCTATGTATGTACTTCCATATACTGACAGTTCGCAGTTCTCGTAGTATCTGTCCTCTGTATTTGTAATTCTGACATTTTGTGTGTCTTTTCCCGAATTTGGATTATAGCAATATACTGTAAGTGTCGTTGGTTTTTTAATATTGTCTTGGTAACCGCCATTCATCGAAATATTGGGCGAAAAAAACTCTAATGATTTGTTTAAATCGTCGTTTATTCTTATAATGAATTCGTATTCCGTATTTTCTGTTTTATTCTTAGTGCAATTTATTCCGACAACATCTCCATAATCTGCATTGAGCACTAAAGCTCTTCTTACTTCATTATTGCTAGTATAGTATCTTGTTGTAGTTATCGAACCTACATAATTTTCGTAATCGTCGACCCAAGAATAGAATTTAATGTAATTTTGGTCTATCGACATTCCTTTAATTCCATTATTTTGGTATGTCGACAATATACCATTATCAATTGAGAAATTGCCAATTTGACCTTTAGAAGCATACATATATCCATCCGCACGAACGTACCAATTACCATAATATGCCCCATCTCTTTCTTCTTGGCAAGAGAATGTCCAAGCTTCGGAATTAGCGGGTGCCTGTATATAAGTTCTATATTTGCCGTAATCTTTATAGATAGAAGACTTGCTGATGTCCCAGCCTCCAATCGTGCCAGACGAAAAATAGCCGCTTCCTGTAATTTGTGCGTTAGTTGCATATAGTTTACCAGTTTGACTTATATAAAAATTAGGGCTTTTGCTGTATCCCTCATCTTCAGTTCCGCGAAAAACCGAAAAAACATATGGTGTAATATCACCAGGTATTTGTAATGCAATTCTGAATAAGTCATTATTCTGCTTAAATATTGTACTTATTGAATCTTTAGACACTTTCCAGCCGCCAACGTTTCCGCCGTTGGCAATCAGATTGCTACAAGTTATAGTTCCGTCTGCTGTAATGCTGGTGTTCGTGCTGTTTAATGTAAACCTGTTGCCACTTAAATTAAGCCCACCCCTTGCAGTAATATTTATTGTATCTGCAATAGCTTCGATAGCACTCTTAAGCTCGCCTGTTTTAGGGTCTTTTTTGATATATAAATCAAGGCTTGTTTTAGTTGCATAACTTTCTAAATCGCTTGACTTAGCGTAAGTTCCACTAAGTGCCAAACTAATACTTGAACCATTATCATTAATTTCCTGCGTAATTTTGTTAATCATAGTAGTTGTTGTACTATAATTATCTGTCAGATTTTTCTTTGTCTGTGTTAATTCTGTTGATATGCTATTAAGATTAATCTTAAGACTAGCGTTTTGATTAAGCATATAAGCTAATTGTGTGTTAGATACCTCTTTCCAACCCCAATTACCTTTATCATCTTTAGCCCAACGCCAAGTTTTTTGAGCTGTTTCGTTGTATGCTATCGCTCCGCGATGTTTAGCATATTCATCATTGCTGTAAGTCCAAGTAAGATTATCACTTGGAAATAAATCGTCTGACGGATATATGGGTATGAACCAGTTCATAGCTGGATAATTATCTTTTGTAGGCGTTTCCGTAACTGTATACACCATAAAATTATCGTTCGTTTGTTGGTATAAGTCAGATAACGTGATTTCATAGCTATCTAACTTCTGATTGACAGTAGAAAACTTAGTCTTAATGCTTTCGTTGTCAACATTTTCAGTCCACCACAATTTATTAGTGATAAAATCACTAGCAACTTTCATCATACCGCCCCATTGAGTATAATCTTTGCCAGCACCACTTGTTATAGCTTGCATAATGACATTAAGTGTCTGTCCCTCGTTGTCCAGATAAATTTTATTGCTCTTAAGTGTATGTGTACTATCGTTATTGATAACACTAAATAGTGTTTCAATATCCAGCTTGCTTGCATTGATATTAGCATTATCTTGAACAACATCATCACGAACAACTTTCCTCGTAACACCTTTTTCAGTAAGTCCTAAGGCATCAAACATAAGATTGCCAGCTTTATCCCAGACATACATATTGTAGTCCGAATTAGCGTCTTTACCTATTTGAACTCTTATTCTGTCAGTATCTTTGATGATAATTGTATTGTCTTGCCAATAAGACATTCCATTTTCACTATGAACCTTAAATTTAGTAGTGTTAAGGTCAAGTGCTGTAATCTTGCTTGCAGCTATGCTGTCAATCATAGCGTCTTTAATCTGTGCATTGCCGATAACACTTACAACTGCATTAGCGAATTCTGTTGTTAAACTTTTACCTGTCGCAGAACCAAACATTAAGGTCTTAATGTCTGCTACATCTGCATTTAACACGCCTACCTGTGCATAATCTGCTTGTAACTTAGCGATATTAGCTTCATTAATTGTAGCTTTGCTTGCTGTCAAATTAACAATATCTGCTGTAATAGCTTCAATCTTATTAGCCTTTAATTGGTCGATATACGCTTGATGTGCTTTTAAACTCTCAATATTAGCACTAGTTATATCGGCATTTTCGATAACTGCCTTGTTGATTAAGACTAAATCAGCGTAGTATCGTTCCATTTGCTTTGTTATCGGACCACTAGCAATATTGCTGTTTTCTGTGTCAGATTGTCCGATAGATGTAACAGTATCCATAAGTCCGCCGTCACATTCGTGCGTAATCTGCATTATAGGTACTTTGTAATCGATGCCGCCCTTATTAACAGTTATAATGTCGCCTACCTCTAATCGCCAATCACCTAAAAACTTAACTGTAAGCGGTCTAAACTGAAAGCCGCCTATCTTCTTATAAATCTCATTTAAGTTAGCTTGTGTCATAAATGGATTAGCAAAGCTAAGTCCAGTTGTACCACTGCCGCTAGTGATTGTGCTAGTTTCCTTATCACCAGACTTTGTATTGTTACAAGTCAGCTTTCTTATCGTAAAATCTTTGCTAGTGGTAAAAGTAACACCTTGCTGATAGTATTGATGTCCGTCAAGCACATAACCGCTATCTTTGTACCACTTTATTTCAAGGTTTCCGTCAGAATTAATAGCCGCATTTCCACCTTGTAGCATAGCCATATAACCTATCATTTCACGCATTGTATAGCCTTGCGGCTTATCTATGATTGTATGTGTGTTTGTTATGCTAGTTGCTAACTTTATGCCTAATTTTGTGCAAATTTCCTCTAAAATAGCCTTATCCGTACTAGGATAAGTTAATTTAGTAAAATAACCTTTTTCAGCTTTGTACATCTTGTCATAAGCTGTGTACTTAGTGTATTCGCCATTGCTTTCTTCTTTAGTTACAGTAAATATGCCTATCTGTACATACTCAATGCCGCTATCGCCCTTAACGCCCTCAAAAATAGTTATATCCTTATTTTCAAGCGTGATTTCTGGATTATAAATAGAAAAGGTAACACTACTACTGCAAGTGTTACCTATGGAAATGCTATTGTTCGGATTGATTATGTTGCTGTACTTAAACTCATTAAGTGTCTGATTGTATTCTTTTCCGTCAACTAAATATTTGCTGTAATATCTTGCATACAGCAAATTGAAATCCGCACCCCAATTAATATTTTTCATTTATTGGATTGCTCCTTTCTGCTGATTAATCGTTAATCATAAAGCTAAGTGCGATAATGTTAGCTGGCTCAATAGCTTCACAACTATCAAATGCACTTATATCAACTTTCGTGTATTCAGATACTTCTATCTCCTGTTCTCCTAGTTCTTCAAGTTCTGATTTTATCTTATCGTTGTTATCTTTATTTTCCTCGCGTATCTTTTCTATCGTTTCTATGACTGCCTTAAAGTGTAGCTCTAACATCTTAATGTTAGACATAATGGCAACTGCTAATCTGCCACCCATTTTAAGCTGTGCTACACTTGCAAGTGCTTCATAATGTGCTAAAACTTCATTTCCTGTTATTTTCATAGTTAATCTCCTTATTTCTGAATTAAACTTAATTTTGCTCCGACTATTAATCCATCCTCATTCTTTGCTCTTGTGAGATACGGATATGTCACATCTCCTGTGTATATTGTCATTTCCTTTTGTTGACCGCCTAAGAACAGGACTTGTGCTGTTGGGAATGGGTTATCTATGTCGCTAATCACATTATCAAGCAATAATGCCTGTTCTCCTGTTAATGGCGGTAATTGCAGTTCTACTTTGTCTTTAATAGCCACGATTGTGCCTACCATTTCTCCATAATCGTTTCTTCCTGTGTTCTTAGACCATATCTTATTTCTGCTGTATGTGTAGCCGTTATATGCTACTGGGAATGTTACTCCCTCGATAATTACAGCGCTTATCATTCAATCACCTCTTTTCTATATATTTACTTCAATAAGCCCAGACAGACTTAACCATATGGAAGATGGAATTAAGAGTAATAATGATATGATAAGTGAACTAAACAGCAATTCTTATAATTTATTTAAAGTAATCAAGGTTAGTTACGATAATGCAGTAATTGAAGCTAACAAGCCGTTCCTAATAGAAAAGGAATTCACGCTACCTACCGGCTATAAAGCAATAGGTATATGTGGGCAACACTTAGGAAGAAATGCTGGTATTACTTACACAATGGTTGGTATATCAGATGGACATATATGCCAAGTTGGTGGGTGGGCAGGTAGTAACACATACTTTAATGGCTATGTGGAAATTTTATTGTGTACAGCTTTATAATTTATTTTTTTCTGATTACCCTAAAGTTTAATAATTAAAAATTGGTAAATAGTTAATTCAGATAAGTACGCAACTGTCTTGTACATATTCAATCGCATTTGTTGAACTTGGTGCATATGCACTTAGAGTTCCATTTATATATGCAAATTTTATTATTTTTCCACTAGTATTAGCGGCTAAGTGTCCATAACCTTTGTAATTTATATTGCTTATTTCACCAATTGTGGTCCATTCTTTTGGAAATGCTTGAGTTAATCTGCCGCTGGAATGCAGGTAACATATGCCCAATTTGTGGTATATGATTAATTCAAGACCTAGGTAATTAAATATTCCCTCAATGTCACTATTAGCTATATTGCTGTTTAGTTCACTTATCATATCATTATTACTCTTAATTCCATCTTCCATATGGTTAAGTCTATCTGGACTTAATGGAGTGCCGCCGCTAGTGCCAGCTTTCCACGCTTGCTTTATGTATTGTATAAAATTCATAGTAAAACCTCACTTTCCAAGCACACAAAAAGGACACCTCACAATTAAGCGAAATGTCCTTGTCATTTTGCTATTTATTTGTTATTATTGACGTGAGCAACTTATATGTACTCATATGTGCTAATCAGAACAGGTCTACCCAACTTGTTCTGATTTTTTATAGCTGTAAATTTCTTACAGCTATTGAATTTTCTTTCTGTTTGAGCTATTATATCCCACAAGAGAACTTATGCAACATTGTTGAATAATTGCAGTATAAATTCTCTTCCAAGTTGGGTAATTCGTCTATGATAGATTACTTTACCACTGTCAAGAATTTCTTGTTTAATTTCCTCATATCCCATACTGCTGTATGGTGAGTAAAGAACCCAAGTTCCATTGACATTGTACTGAATTTTTCTATCAGCAAGCAACTTGTTAAGTTGAATAGCAGAATTTAAGTTCAGTTCCTTAGCAATCTCCGTCATTGTATATGTTTTATTGACGTGTGTTAAGATAGCGTTCTTTCTTTCTGCTTCAACTCTTGCTTGCCTTTCTTTTTTTAACTTTGTTAATAATTCTATTCCAAAGTCTGGATTATTCAGTATTTCATCAATAACATTATCAGTAGCATATATTCCATTCTTGCGAATTGACGGAATAATCTCATCAGCCACTAATGCTTGAAATTTCTCTGCTGTTTCATTTTTGGCTTTCATTGCTAGTCTGTAGAAGATGTTTTCTGGGATAAAATCGTCTTTCCCCAGCTTGTTGGGGAAACCAATATCCTCTAAATATCTGTTGATTGTTTCCCAACGAATAGATATATATTCCACTCCGTTTTTCTTTTGGGTTTGAGTAAACCCAAGTCCTCTAGCAACATTTTCCAATCTTAAGTACGCAACGCCATTCTGCTCATAGCAGTCTACGCCGCAAATATTCTTAGTGTTCATAGGTACTTTAATCTCATTGTGAGAACTATCTTTTGTAGTTGGATAATTATAACTCATTATTTTACCTCCTACAAAAATTTATCATTTGCTCTAAACAGAATCTATTGCGTAGTGGGAGTATATGCCCACAATGCCTCACGCAATAATATTATGCCACTTCCTTTGTAGCCTTGTCCTGTTCCTTTAAATTAAAATTATTAACATTGTCCTGAATAGTTTCTAACTGCTGTAAAACTCCTATGAGAACATATCCTATTCTTTCGTTTTCCATATTTGCTAAAACTTCTGTTACTGTTGCGTGTGCAATTTCTGACGCTATGTCAATATTTGTTACGATTTCTACATTACTCATTTGTTTTTCCTCCGAAAATATTCTTGAATTTTCCGAAAGAAACTGATATGATAGATTTATCAATTCCTTTCGGATTGGTGGTTTAAAGTGTTGTGTTCGTTGGTAGCGTGGCAACACTTTATTTTTGTCTGTTTTTGTATTGCATTTCAATTCCCTGTCTGATTACTTTTGCTCTACTTACGTTCTGTTCATTGGCTAAAATATCCAATTTCCTAACAGTTTCATCATCCATACGAATTTCTATTCTTTTATCTTTTGGATTGTCCTTAATCTTCTGTCCTAATTTGGGTGACATACTATTAACTCCTTTCTTTCAAAAGTTACGTACATTTTGTACATTCATAATATATCAAAGTGTACGTACAAAGTCAATAGTTTTTTAATAAAAAATGGAACGTACCGAAAGATACGCTCCATTAAGGGATTATTTTTCTATAAAACGTGGTATAAAACTAATGCTGTTATAACTGCCAGCTCCATTATTTTTACAATTAACAGTTAAGCCATATGCAGTTATTTTGTCACCAGCTTTATAGTTTCCGTTTTTAAATCAAAATCTTTTGAAAAGTATATGTATATTTTTTCTTTGCCGTATTCGCTTTTATTCTTAACAACACCTGTAAAAAATCCTGCCTGTAAGCTATTTACTTTTTATTCTTAAAGTTCTATTAACTAACACTTTCCATGTATTGTAATCATCAATAAACTTATAAATATCCTTATGCTGATTTAAAAAGGCATATACTGCAAAATAATTAAATCCTCTAATATATTCTGGTGGTGGATTATCTTTCGTTTTTCCATAATCACATATTGCAAAAAAATTTCCATAATTTCTAACAGTAGTGTCGAAAACGTCTTGCTGTTTCACCATTTTTCCTGTGCAACTATTGTAATAATTAATTAACTTGTCTGTTGTTTCTTTTTTAATCGCTGGGTAATCATATTTTTCATTGTACTTCAATATTTCTGTCATTGAAATGTACGTTGCATGAAATTCAGACCAAAGCCTTATATAATCATTTTCGGTCAATTCTCTTTTGTTCTTTATCCCGAATTTTTCTCCAATGATAGTAAAGTCATCAATATGAGTTAATTCATGATGTGTTGTTGATATCATATTTACTAAATCATTGCCATACTTAATGTATACTTCAAATTGATTATTAATCGTTGGGTACACTAGCCCAAATTCTTTCCCACTAAGCATTTTAGCATAGTCACTGTCAATTTTATTAATAGCCTCATATATATTATCAACAATTAATATTGAGTTATTCCAATCTTGAATATCACTTTGTATATTACGTTCTTGCACCGTTATAAGTGTATGAGCTTTAATTCCTGCTTTGCTTATCTCCATATTACTTTTCCCTTTCCTTTTTATTTCCAAAATAGCAACATACCATTGTTCCACTAACGTATATCACTATAACGAATCCAAGGGATAAATCTTCTCTCCGAAACCATTCAGACATATTATAAAGCTCTTCATTTATAAAGTTTCGTGTTGATACTTCCGCGCTTGTTTCTGTGCCTTTTTCATTTTTCTCTGCGCAAAACTCCAAATAATCTTGAATTTTACCGCCTGTTCTTCTGCCACTATCCTGTAGATACCATATAAAAGTCGCAGATAATAACACCCAAATAATTAAGCATATCGCTTTCCTTTTCATTGTGATACACCCCCTTGCTATCCTAATGGTTAGAGTGTATCACAACATTGTATTAAATTCAATTATATGTTATATGCAGGCAACCCAGTCATTGCTGTGTACATATTTGCTTGCTTTTGTGTAACTCTGAATATCTCTTGTCCGTCAATTTCTATTGTTCTTCCATTTTCAACAGCGTATATTAGTTGCCTTAATAACATATTAGTTTCTGTTGTGGCGCTATTATCCATATTAATCTGTGGCATTGTAGGTATACTAGTATTTGCATTAAATTTACTTGCTTTTGTGCTTTGAATAATATCGCTAGTAAAGTCGCCTAAAGAAACCTCAACAGGTTTGTAATTAAGCTCCATACCTTGTTTGAAGCCCTCTATCGTGTATTCACCTATCTGTTTCATAACTCTTGATGGACTATGAATGTCTAAGGCATCTCTTATTGTATCAGATACGTTATCTGCGATGTATCTAGCTTCGCTGAAAATACTGTTTTCCATACTTTCTAAGCCATCATAGAAACCTCTGCCTGCATAATGACCTATATCCCATAATGAATCATATACGCCATCAAAGCCGGATTTAACATTGTTAACGTAATCATCAATCGTACTATACGTGCTACCTAAATTGTCAGATAAACCATTGTTAAAGCCCTCAACAACCCATCTTCCGTATTCTTCCGCACGCCTTGATGGTGAACCAAAATTCATTGCACTATCGTGAATATTTCTATCTAATTCATCCATCCAGTCTCTTACAGCATTGTTGCTTCTATCAACATTATCAACAATACCGTTAACAAAGCCATCTACTGTATTTCTTCCATAGCCCTCTACGTCTACTGCTTCTCCTGCTTCATTTAAAGCAGAATCAAGCATTTCTTGCCAATCTTCCTTAAGTTTAGGCTTTGTGTTGTTAACACCAACATTGGAATAAACTCTAATACTATCAAATAGCGATGTTGTGAGCTTGTCTGCCGCTTCATCAGCGTACACGCTTCCGTCTATTCCTAACTGATTAAAGCCATCTTTAACAGAATCAAGTGCTGGGTCTAATGTGCTTTTGTGCCATTTCTCAATAACACTTTTAATATAGTTTTCTTTTGTTGTGAATATTTTAGCTATTGGGTTTAGGTTTTCATAGTCTTTTGTTGCTTCTTCAACTACTGATGGAAGTTGATTGAGTAAGTTATACTGTACTTGATTAGCATATTGCATATATGCCGCGTCTATTCTCTCTGTGCCTTGTTGTACTTGCGTATCACTAGCGCCATATAAACTTGACCAATCAAATTGACTTGCATCTATTCCTAAAGCTGTAAGCCTATCTCTCATATCCGTTATAGCTTGTGACGATTCCGTTCCCAATGTAGATAGGTTATCTTTTCCGTTTTGCGCCGCTGTTACAACTTCATTTACAGCCTCACTAAATCTTTGAACATCAAGTCCGGATTCTGTCATATACTGTGATATATCTAATGCGCCGCCAAATCCTTGAATAGCAAGTGTCGCATTATCAACCGACTTGTCACTATTAATAGAAGATATTTTATCTATTAAAGGCGTAGCCGCATTTAAGAACTCTTCTTCTGATATTTTCCCATCATTAAACTGCTGTATAAGTGTTTCTAAATCTGAACTCATACTTGTAAACGATTCATTTCCTTTGTCGCGTAAACTTGCTAATTGTGCCACATACTCTGGAATTGCAACGCCTTGCGCTTCAAGAATATCTTTCCAAGCACCTACAACATTACCAACGATAACATCATATTCATCATTGAATACATTTTTAGATTCACTTAATAAGTTTTGGAATTGTTCTATAATTTCCGGCATTTTTTCATTAGTTGCGTATGCTCCATCTTCAACCGCTGTTTTTAAAAGATTTACATTATCTGTTGTTTCTTCAAGATTTTCTTTTGCTTCTGATATATTTTTAAGTTTGTCTGTGGTTTCAGTTATACCATCTGTTATTTTCCCAAAAGAGTCTTTGGCTACATCGCCTAATTCTTTCATTGTAACAGTTCCAGTATTTTGCAATGCTGTAAACATGCTATTAAATTCTGCTTCTTTTACAGCTTGTGAGATACCCACTATTGACGATATTAAGCCCATAGCACCTACTATTAATGCTGTAAATGGGTTTGATAAGCCTATAAGTTTTAATGCCGCTGTTGCCACACCTACGCCGCCTGCTATTTTAGCAATAGAAGCTACAAGGTTGTCGCTCCCTACCGCCAGTTCATAAAAGCCGCTCTTAACAAGTGAAAACTCTGCAAATACACCTATAACACCTATTGCACCTTTCTGCAATACTGACATTTTACCTCTAATAGTTTCAATTCCCTCATTAAATGTAGCAAAAAAGCCATTGTCATTTAAAGATGTTTTAAGGGTATTAAAGGTTTTATTAACATCAGTTACAGTTTTGGCTGTCTTTGGGTACATAAATGTTAGTGCCGAAGCCGCCGCCTTATTTCCATTAAGTGCGCCTGTTGCCGCCGCTACTGTTGTTGCAAATTTATCAAGTGTCTTGTACGTTTTTACTATACTAGCTACAACTGCTGAACCACCTATTGCCTTAAGTACTTTAGGAACTGCCACAAGCGATATGAGAAGTGTTTCTATAGGCGCTTTAGATAGCATACCTAAGTATAATTCAATAGCCGCCTTTAAGCCTTGCACAAGCACTTTAGCCGCCGATTTAAACACCTTAGTCCAATTAATGCCTGCAAGGAAATCACCCATTTTCTGACCGATTTTAAACCAAGGGACATCATCTATAGCTTTTGCAAACCAATCAAAAATTCCTGCCACTAGGTTAGATGTATCTTGCCCTGCCTTAAAGAAATCGCCAACTGCAAAGTCTTTAAATATCTGCTTAACAGGTTCAAGTGCTTTCTCTATTCTGTCAGCCCAGGCAACTGCCGAATTTTCCATATTGGCAAATGCTTTATTCCACGCCGCTTCATATTCTGCCGCCGCCTTAGCAATATCGTCTGTCAAATCAATAGTGCTACCACCGCCGCCACCGCTTGAACCCTTGCTTGAGCTTGTATCGTCCTGTAATTTATTTATTTCATCAAATCCCATAAGGGATAATGTAGCTTTCTTAGCTGAATCAGCTACATCTTGGTAGCCATCTGAAATATCTTCTAAGCCGTCTGATGTGTCTTTATAGCCACTTTGTCCGAAGCTCTCAAAGTCAATCTTAACGCCCATTAAAGAAGCAAGGCTGACTAATAATCTTTTGATTGCAATAGCTACTCCGTTTACTATTGGCATAACCTTTGAAAGAATTGGGATAAATAGCTGTCCTGCTACCATTCCTACCTCTTTCATATTGTTGCTGAACTGGCGTAACATATTTGATGGGCTATTAATCGTATTAGCTAAATCACCCCAAGATACTTTACTTTGGTCTAATATTGCTAACACTCTTAACTGTTGTTTTTCCATCTGTGTCATTTCAGACACCGACTTAGAAATGCCTAAGTTATAAGCATACGTCGCTAATGTGGCATTGGTAATATCAATACCATATTTATACAATGCCCTTGACTGCCCGATTAAGCCGCTTTGTAAGTTCTGTGCTACTGTTGAATAGTCCACATTAAAAAGTGAGCTTATATCGCCCGCAAGCATTGTCATTGACTTTGTTATTGCTGTTGTTGCTTCACCCGTCTGTCCTAATGAGTTAGTGACAGAAGCTAACTGTGAAGCGTACTGCGTTATCTCTTGTATGTTAAGTCCTAAGTTCTTTACTCCGCTTTCTTCAAGCAAGCCACCTTGAACATTAACTTTTAAACCAGACAGCTTTCCGAGAGTATCGTTTACTCTGCTTTGGAAGCTCTCTGCATATGCTGTTGCGTTATCATATCCGTACTTTTCGTAATCTTTATCCCACTCTGAACCAATCTTACCAAACGCAACCGCTTGATAGTTGAACGCTTCAATGTAATCTGTTGTTGACTTGACGGCTTCTATAAGTTTCTTACTGCCACGAATTACCATAAAATAAGTAGCATAAAACTTACCTATTGCACTTGCTAAGTTCCAACTGCTTTTACTTGCTGTTCTAGCACTCGCAGAAACGCCATATAACGACTTTTGGAGCGAGTTTGAAGAAGTCCCCACCTTGCTACCTTGACTAGCAAGATTAGCCAATGCGTTAGTCATTTGAATGACATTTTGACTTACTGTTGGTGCTCTTGATAGCGTTGTCATTAAGCCATTTAAAGCATTACCTAGCTTTGGAATGTTTACAATGGCGTTTTCAATACTCTTACTGCCTAGCTTACCAAGTGACTTTGCAAATTCTGTGACCTGTGTTGCATTTTGCGGAATAGCTGATATGCTTGCAACTGCCTTTGTGACAGCTTGAAGTGATGTAGCTGTGTTAGTTAGTGCAACTGAATCAACAGAACCTATCTTTGTGATATTCTTGGCAAGCCTTGTAAAATCTGCTGTTCCTGCGTTCATATTCTGCATAGCGGAACCTAACTGACTAACACCATTTGCAAGACCGCTTAGTGATGAACCATTCACAGTTGCAAGTGATGTTGACAGCCTTGTAAGCTGATTTATCAGTTTATCAACAGAATTGATAGCTTTAGTGGCAGTACCGGTAATTTTGACTTCTAATGAATCTAATTCCACGCTTATACCTCCGGCTTATCATTTTTAGGGTGCGTTAAATCCCAGTTTGCTTTTCGTATTTTCATATTCAAAACAAACTCTTCTCTCTTTCTTTGTATTTCATCTTCACTGTTCTCTTTTTTGTTAATATCTCTATAAATAGGCTTGTCTGGGTATTCAAGCTCGCCTTTACCCCAAGCACCACTCCTAACGCCTATCTTGATTGCTGGGAGTATGTAACTGCCTATCGCAAGCCATATATCTGAATCCATTCGTTGTCTTTCAAGTTTTTTACCCTCTACAACAGCCCATAGTTTTTTAGGTGTCATTTCTAAAAAGTCTGAATAACTAACGCCTAGCGAACTGGCTAAGACAAAGTATTCTTCCCAAATTATTTTGTGGAAGTCTGCTTTTTCTTGTGGTCCTGTGGAACTACTGTCGGCTTCTTCTGTTCCTGTGTCGCTTCTTCCACATTGTTTGCCATCTCTTCCAACATCGCTGTTATTCCGCTCAACTCGAAAAAACCATCATCTTCCATCGCTTTCTTAATCTCCTCGAACAATGTTCTATATCCGTAACTTTTATCTGTCTTTCTCTTCTCTGTAATATATGCTCTAGTGAGTTCCTTTGCTTCATCCATAGTTACAGGGTTATTGTCAATACAGCCTGCATAAATGGCTAAAATACAAATCTCTGGCACATCTGCTGTCATATTTGCTAATCCATCAAAGGAAGCCTGTGCAACGCTTTTATCCGTTTGTGCAAGTAAGTAAGAACCATTAACGACAGAAAACATTTTCTGCACAATTTCCTTGCATTCTGCTGCACCGAAGCTAAACTCAACTTTGTATTCTTTTCCGTTTACATCAATATTCATCATAATTTTTACCCTTTCCCACCCTATCGTCCATATAGGGAAAGGTGCGGATTTTACACCGCACCTACTTTTTTTAATAATTATTCTGTTACATCATCAAGATATGATGTGTAGTCGGCTGTTTTGGCGTTTTCTACGCTATCCGACACAGCCTTTTTAGATTTAGTCGAATAGCTCATTATTCCCCCGATGTTGGGGTTACTGCTGTATCTGTTCCTACCATATCCTCAATAATAAGGTTGATAGCCATTGTAAGAAGTGAATTTTGCTCCTTGCCCGTAATTGGTAACTTTGAAGGCGGCTGTGCAACAAAGAACTCCGCATCTGATATACCCGGAGTAATCTCTTGAAACCACATTCTCTTTCCATCAGTTAAAGCCTTATATTCCGTAATAAGGTCTTTCCACTCCTTAATTGTAGCTTCTGTCTTATTAACTGTTACCGCAACTGTATCTGTAACTGTGTCTCTACCTGCAATGTTTCTTGTCTGTAAATCTTCAAGTGCTGATGCATCTATAGCCTCTGGGGTTACTGTAATCTCATCAATAGAATTGATTCTATGAAGAAGTTTAAACGCTGTTGGTTTAGTACCTGCTGTAGTTTCAACACCATAACTAAACGTGATTCCCAGTGCGCTTAATCCTGCTACTGTATCTGCCATATCTTCTTACCTCCTAAAAATTTGCAAAAAAATAAGAGCATTTCTGCTCTTTGTTACAATAATCTGTCATTTGCTCCGATTAACCGCCTAAATCGTGCGGTACTCTTATGTACTTTATTACTGATTGAGAACTCTGGCATTGCGTTACCTTGAAATCTCATTGTCTTAAATGTATCTGTAATTATCGCCATAACCTTGCGACAGTCAGATTTGCTTGTGTTAGTTGTAACATCTACTTGAAATGTTGCTAACAATGCGTTAACCGTCTGTCCGTCAAGTGTTCGCCCTTGTTCAACTGCTGGCAGTAAATGAATGTATACTGTCGGGAATACTGCTTGACCGCTATTTTCCCCCTCATTGGTTATGACTATCTTTGGATATGTCTTTTTAAGCTGTGCTAGGGTTTTAGCCTTGACAAGTGCTGTGACTGTGTTTTCAAGGTCTGTCGCCCAATCGTTTGCATTTGCCATTAGCTAAACACCTCTCTTGCTATCTGCTTATATTGATTAATAATCTCTATTGTAGCGTTGTACATAGGCATTGTAGCTTTAACGCCGTGTGTGTAGTGCCATTGATTATCATTACCTAAGTAGTACCAACCGTCGCTGAATGCGTGGATTTGTCCTGGATATGTTCCTACGCCCAAGCCGAAATCATTAGCCTTTGGGTTCTCGTTGCCGCTGTTGTAATAAATACCAGCACCAAATTCAATCGCTAATAGCGTGTAAAATGGCTCTCTATCTTCTACTTCAACAGTTTTACCGGTAGCAATTAAAATAGCTTGGTAGCCATCTTGAATAGGCTTTCTGTCAACTCTCAATGTTACTGTCCTACCTAATGGGCTTTCATTAACACTCATAATTGCCGCTTTGTCACCTAATTCTGCTAATCGTCCAACAAGCAGTTCACATTTATACTGTAAACTCTGCTTGTACTGTTGTAGCTGTCTGATAGCTTCATTTACGGACTTTTCAGACAATGATATATTAATTGTATGTCTTGCCATAATGCACCTACTTTACAACTGCTTTAAGCATATACTTAGTTGAATACAATGCTGGCTTAATGCCTACAATCGTGAAATCTGCTGATGTTTCATCAACAAGTTTGTCAGATGTATATGTAGGCTTGCTATTAAGCCATATAAGGTCGCCTTTTTGAATAGGCAACATATTCCTATCTGTCAGCAAAATAGCGTCAAAATCAGCGGTATCAAAGCCGTATTCTTTACTCTGTGCTTCTCCACCGCTGAATGATATGTTTGCTTTGAAATCGACCGGCTCTGAAAAGCCCGTTTTCTCTTCAAGAACTTTAGGTATCTTGTTCCCCTCATCATCAAGATAAGGAATGAAGTTACCCTCTGTGTCGGTATATCCTTCATAAAGGATATTGCCGTCATCGTCTCTTTCGTAGATAATTACTGTCTGTCCTTGAAGTGAATACTTCATAGCCTGCTTATTGATGTCAAGCATTGTTCTTTACCTGCTTATAAATCTGATTAACACCTGTGCTTGATAGTCCGGACACAATTCCTACTGCGATTGCATTAAGAATATCATTTGCCGGAAAGTCAGGTATTACATACATACCTATAATGCCTAAGATACCGCCTGCAACGCCTACGATTATAGGAATGTAATTATCCTTAATGTGTGGAATCGCCTTAGCTCCTAAGCCTATCAGATATGTTATTACAACGATTGCTACAACTGTTGTTACCGATGTTATATCCATTTTAATCTTTACCTCCATTCTTTAAGTGAATTTCCTGTATTTCGTTATACATCTTAGTTACCATCCCATTGCCTCCTAATGCGTGATATGCGTTATACATCTCAACAAAATTGTCATAGGCATAAGATGGTATTTCACCTATTTTCATATACTTATCGTGATATTCGATAAGTTGTACTCGCAAAAGCAACATTGTGCCTTTGCTATTGGCGTCTTTGTCTTTTTTCTGTTGCTTCAGAAGCCAAACTATATATCCAAGTAATATCGGTAATACTACGGTATAAGTTTGTAATAAAAATTCTTTCATTTTATATCTCCTGCAAAATTAATAGGCACACCGCCCACCACCCTTAATGTGTGCCGCCTGCTACCATATTGCCGACATCAGCAAAATGGTAACGCACAATCTTCTTTAATATTCTGTAATGCCCTATAGGCGTTATAATACTTTGGCAAATGGAAATACCCCGACAAATAAGCTGTCTCTATCTCTCCAAGTTCTGTTGACACCATTCTCGTTATAGCTTGCCATAAATGCTTCACCAGCTTGTGAATGGTCGTAGACAGCCAGATTAACAATAACACTCTCAAATTTCTTCAAGTCCTCGGTTATCATTTCATCTGTGTAGCTGTCGGGATAACACCTTTTTGCCTTTACATCTTCTGTAGCCTGTTTAATAAGCTGTTCGATTACTGGATTATCTTCTTTGTTATCGAACACTACCACATCAGATGTCGTATTATCATCATTTGTGACTGTATCAATATGAAATTGTTTAAGTCTGATTTTGACTTGCTCTAATGTGGTGTATTCCATAATTTCAGCTCCTATAATCCTAATTTCTCAATTAACAATTCTTTAAGTTCTGCTCCCGTAAGCTCCATTGCGTTCTCAATACCTTGTTCTAAGGCAAGTGTCTGTAAGTCCGCTGTTGGCATACGCTTAATAGCTGTCTTTGTGTAATCGCTTGTAGGTTGAGCAGGGAACTTGTCCTGCTCTTCCTCGTATTTAAGTTCATCCCCATAAACTGCTTCCTGTCTTACGTTATCTGCTGTTACTTCTTCGCTCTGCTTTGCGGCGTTGATTTTATGTCGTCTTAATAACATATAAACACCTCTTACTTTCCGAACTTAGCAAGAACAACCTTTGAATCGTTGCTTAAGACTGCTGTATAGTGTTCATCGCCAGAGATAACAGTTGTCTTTGCAAGAATATCTCTGTCCGATTCAATCTCAACGCTTCTCTTCATATAGATTGTAAGTGCGTTCTCTTCCTCTGACACGCCATCTGCACCTGTGTCCTCGTTAGGGTCTTCTGCTGACACGATAACAATCGGACAAGCGTAGAACTCTGTTGTAACAGCCTTTAACTTGCTACCTACCTTGATTTCCTTGTCCTTTGGCTTAAGCGTATGTGCAAGTGCTGTGTCAAGATGAACATTAGTTGCATCCTCGCTTGTTGTATCAGCTACAACATTGATTGTTCCTGTTGAATCATCAAGTTCATACTTAACCAGCTTAACTTTCTTAGACTTAACAACCTGTGCTCCTGCGATAGAACCGATAGTGCCATTCATAATTACGTTAAGTGGGTACTTGTCATTGCTCTTGAAATCAGCGTCATTAAGTAATGTGGCTTCCTGTGCCGGATTGATGAATAATATCTTTGTAAGTGATAAATCTGATTCATCATCAAACTTGCTATTAGCCGCTACAACTGCTGAATAGCTGATAGGTGCTGCTGTTCCATCGTGATCAATAGGTGCTGTGCAAAGTGCGTCATAGCTGTCATTATCAACCTTTGCAGCGATTGACATAGCAATCTGATTGATAGCTGTACCAAGTGGGTCGCCATAACCAGATAACACTGATTCGTCTGTAAGTTCTACTGCCTTACCTGCTTTCTTAACCTTTGCTTCTGTTGTAGATGTTGTAAGTACTGTTGTACCCATAGCAACACCTTCTGCTACATCCTGTGCATCACCTATATAAGCGTATTTTGGGACAACAATAGTGCTTCCCGGTCTGCCTACAAGTGTTGTATCAACTCTTGCAATAGGCGAAAACTTAATCTTCTTTGGTAACTTAGCTGATACCATATCAGCCATTACCTGTGGGTCTACTAAATTTGCTAACTTAGTCTGTGGCATAGTTTGTTTACCTCCGTTTTCTACTCTGTGAACTTCTTATAAAGTTCTGGATTCTTATTTTTGAACTCCACTCTTTCGTGGTAATTCATCTTGTTAAACTGTTCCTGTGTTATCGTGCTTTCTTCTCCACCGCCCGCATTAATAGCTGGTCTTGATTTAAGCCACTCTGCCTTAGCTTCTTTAACCTGTCTTTGCACTTCATTAGCAATTACAGTTGCTATAAGGCTATGATCTGCGTCTGCAACTGCCTCAATCAAAGAATCAATATCCTTTCCATCACCTATAACTTTCTGATAAGCATTGACAGCTTTCATATGATTAAGCTCTTTGCTCATGTTCTCGAACTTTTCAGCCTGCAACTTTTCAGCTTCCGCCTTTGCTTCCGCTTCCTGTTCTTCTGCTGTCTGCTTCGAGCGAAGTTCTTTCTTGTACTTAGCTGCTTCTGAACTGGCTTTATCAGAAGCATTCTTATACTTCTCTTTTTCAGCTCTTTCACTAGCAAGCTGTGCCATAAGTTCTTCTACGCTAGGTGTCTGTTCTTCATTCTGTGGCTCATTGTTAGTTGTTGGTTCTGTTGTTGTGTTAGTTACATCTGCCATAATTTCTTTACCTCTGCTTTCTGCGTTTTTTGTTGTTCTCTCAACTTCTTGCGATATTTGTATTGCCCTTTCTCTAGGGCATATAAAAAGCCACAAGGCATTTCTACCCTGTGGCTCAATATCAATTTATTTATCTGTTCTGCTCTTATCTATAACCGGACTATTTTCTGTCTGGTCTGATAAGTCTTGCATTGTGCGATCTTTATTAGGTGGCTGTTCTCCATCCCCACCCTCTGCTTGGTTCTGTGTATCTTGGTTAATTATGCTGTCTTGATATGCCTTAACCATTTCTCCGCTTCTCGCTACAACATCGTTAGGGTCATCAAAGAATGGAATTGCATCAACTGTATCTTTAAGACTAAATCCGTGGCTTATCAATGTCGCCATAGCGTTAACCTTAGTTGACATTTCATAAGTTTTTTGCCGCTTAATGTTAGGTTTTACATCTCTTGCCCTTAATTTAAGTAATGGGTTGCTGCTGTTAACATTGTTTGACAACTTAATAGCCGCAAGAACAACTTTTATCTCTTCCATTTTGCAGCCATCTGTAATTAATTGCTGTTTTGCCGCCGCTGTTTCAGCCTGTGACCAGCCTGTTGCGTCTGACATTGCAACTCCTGTACTACCACCGCTATTATCATTTCGTTGTGGTACATTGCATTTCTGCAAGATTATCTGTCGCCTTGATTGGATATTGCTAAGCATACCCGTGTAATCGTAATTAATTGCAAGTGGCTCAACTATTGGAGTTTTGCCATCTGCTGATGTGTAGGTCTGCATCCATTCTCCAGATTTTGGCTTTCTTACTTTTTCAGTGATGTGTGGTGTTCCATCTTTATCAACTGTTGTTTCCTGTTCAACTGGGAAATCAACATCATTCGTATGCCATACCGCCTGCGTATTCTGTTCAACATCATTTGTAAAATCTGAAATAAGTAGGTTTAAGTTATCCATTTCAGATATTTGCCGTTCAAAACAGCCCATTCTGTCAAATGACCTTGTATATTCAATAATAGGAATTTTATGTAATGGATTCTCTTCCCCACTTCTCTCTAAAAATCCCCATTTCGTTTTTCCTTTATTTTTTCCGTTAGTAATTTTTATTCCGTCGGTAATTTCATATCTCGTATCTTTGGTAAAACAAGTGTAATATCTTGTGCCGCTATGTTTGTCTTTGATATAAGTACCTGCAAGAATAATCCTCTTGTCACTATAAGCTGTTGACCTTACAACAAATGTTGTTCTTGGGTCTAATACATTATATGTGAAATAGCTTTCCCCATCCTCGTATTCTGTATTCACATCAATAAGGGCATATCCAACCCCACCGATTTCAACATATCTTGCAAGTTCCTGTTGCTTCTGCCTTGCGTTCTGTGATTCGTAGCAACTGTTTAATTCTGCTATAGCTTCTGTGAGGTTAGAATCCTCATTGTCGCCATTTTGAACTAGTGTTATAGGATTTCCCCACTTAAAACCTAAATTAAACTCTGTGACTTCATTAGCCACATTATCGCAACACTCGCAGTCAATGTCTGGTCTGTAAGTCTTTGGATTCTTCCTAACTATTGGCTGTATTCCTGCGTCATAATCAAGAAGAAACTGTATTCTGTTGGAATTAATATCATGTTCCAAAATTGCTTCACGCAAAATTGGTATTATATTGTCAGGTGTTATTTCTTTTGCACCTGTATAAATAGCAATTCTTCCTGTCTGCATTATCTGCACCTCTAATAAAATGTCATACCGCTTGAACTTCTACTGTCCGGTATTTCTTTAATTTGAAAATTATCATCATCGTTAGGCACATACCATATCCATTTACGGCAATGCTTGCACGCTAACTTGTGTGTCCGTGGGTCTTTGCTGTCTGCCTTAGTCAAAAACTTATGGCAGTTAGGGCACATAATTGATTTATCTTTATTCATATTTCTACCTCGTTGCATAACAAAAAGCACCGTCACAATTAAGCAACGGTGCTTTTCTGATAAAGGATTGTTTTATGTTTATGAAGTTTGCTTTTGCTCAATATAATAATACAAGATTTTTTCGTCACAATCGTAACAACTTTTAATTTTTTTCAATAAATCTTTGAAAAGCCATTTTTACGCTGCTTTCAGAATTGCCGCCTATAATGTGTGCTATCTGAACCCAAGTCTTATTTTCTAAAAATCTAAGATTTATTATTCTTCTCATTCTGCTATCATCAACACTTGCAATAAATTGCTCGACCTCATTGGTTTTTTCAAGTAAATCATCTTCGAGCAACTGCAATGTGGCTTTTCTGGCGTAAAGAAGTGTTTTCTTTCTGCTGTACTCTGGGAATGGTATGCCCTCAATCTTAAAATGCTGCTTACCGCCATCGCCACCACTGACAGAATCTATAACCATTTCTCCGGCTTCAATTTTATTTATATCTTTTTCAAGCCGTTCTATCTTTAATCTTACTTCTTTTACCTCTTCTTGCAGGTCTGAATACTGCGATAAAACTTCCTTTGTTACCATAAATTCCCTCCTGTTATATTGGACTTGACATAATTACTGTCTTTTTTACTCTATTTCCTCTTTTCATTCTTAATGCAAAATTTGAAAAAACATCTGGTACATCATCGTGCAAATTTTTACCAGATACTGAATATTTCAATAACCAACTCATCATCTCTGCATAATCGCTCTTAGGTTCATATAGGCTTCTGTCTTTGAACACAATATGTTGCAATACCCAGCTAGAGCACTGAAATATTCTTGCTTCTTTGTTTGTTTCGGTTGCAGTGTCTGATATATTGCATAACCAGCCTTTTTCTTCTACTCGTTTTCTGACTTCATTTGCAACCCTATCTCCGCCTTGATTAGCTTCAAAATCGCAATCTTGTATTTCGTTATCGACAATTAAATTTGCTGAATTTTCATATTGTTTTTCGTAATCTGCCGAATTGTTGCATATAGTATCAGTGCAGTAATACGTTCCCTCATATCCTTCAAATTCAACCAGGCAAGGGAACACATAAAAATCAGTACCAGAGGATTTCGTGTCACATTGTCCAGTAATTCTTTTAATTCGTGTTTTAGGAAGTTCTTTATATCTCATTATTTTGTTTTCTGGATAAAGCAATCCCTCACGTTCTATTGGATCTTGCTTATAAAGACATCTATAAGATATATCATCCATTGTCAGTGCTTGATCATTAAAAAATTCCACCGACATTCCATTATATTCATAGTCAAAATTACTTTTCCCTGTTTTAGGGTCAATATCTGGAATCGAAATAATTTTTAACTTTGGGTCGTTTCCATAAAGCTCAATAATATGTCCAATAATGTCTTTTGTGCTCCATCTGGTCATTATAATTATTTCTTTTACTTGTTCGTTTAGCTTTCTTTGCTTTAAATCGACTCCATAAATTCTCCATATTTTTTCAAGAATTATTGGATTAAGTGCTTCTTCAATAGAACCTATAAGGTCATCACAATATAAATAACGGTTAGTTCTAACCTTACCAGCATTCTTAGCTCCTATTGATGAGCATTGAATACTTGAAAATGCTTTGTATTTACCGAAATTAGCTTCTTGTGCCTGTGCATTTGTGCTTTGTAATGGTAAATTAGGGAAAATAACATTCCATTTATATTCTTTATCATCTGTTGTTATGTCAAGCACTCCTTTATAAAACTTTCCTGTAATTTCGTTGCTGTGAGAAAAGAAAAGGCTGTAATCTTTAGGGTGCTTGCCAATTATCCAAGAGCAAAAAAATTTTTCCAGTGTAGTTTTTTGTGTTCCTGGTGGCATAGAAATACATAATCTATTATATTTGTCGTCTTCCAAATCTTGCATAGCTTGAATAAGCCCGTATTTATTAAGCTGTTTCATTTTTGGCTGATAAAATCTTTCACTCTCTTCTCTGTCTTTTTCAAGATAAAGCAAATAGCTGTGAAATAAGTGCGGAGCTTCAAGTAATAAGGTATCAAAATATCTATTAACTAAATCATTGTCTATATTGTTGTTAAATGTATATTTTTCAAGTTCAAAAATATCTATGCCTATATCACGCATACAAGCCTTTTCTATAAGTTCTTTTGTCCTAGCCGTACATTTTAACATTGTGTCAATTTCACCCTCATTCTTGGCAAGCTGGCACACGTTGTAGTAGGTTTCTATAATATTTTCATCTATTCCATTTTGGGATATGTATTTTTCGCAATCATCTATCAGTTGATTCAATTCAGAATTCAAGAAAAGCACCTCCACTTTTCAGCAAAGGTGCTTATAGACCTCTGCCTATAACTGTTTTAGGGTAGCAACTAACTCTATTTGTTAGCCGGTAAAATTTTGTTAGAATAATACGTCACGGACAGCCGGATGTAATTTCTGCACAAGTGCATTATAATCATCAATTACATATCTTGCTGGAATCATATATGCTTTAATGCCATATCTTTCTGCTGTTTCCCTTTCAATGCAGCAGCCACTCCAATCATAGTTCTCCGCAATTCCTATGAACACATCAGCCTGTGCCAGCTTCTTAAGGCTTTCACCTAAATACCATACAGCTTCTTTACTGTCTTTAGGTGGGTTATCCTCAATGTAGCTGTCGATAAGCTCTAATTCTTCGCCCTCGTATATTTCAGCAATTTTCTTCATCTTCTGAATACTTGTCTTAATTTCTTCCTCTGTTCTGCCTTTCATTGGCACACTTACAAATAATTTTTTCATAATAATTCCTTTCTGCTGATAATCAGCAATCATTTATTTTAATTCATCTGCTGTAACTATATGTAAAATCCCATAATTACCTTTATCAAAACTGTCTCTTGCACTTTCGTGGCATCTTGTGCGTAGTACATTTAATTTAGTTTTAATATTGCTATTGCAAATAGCCTTAGCAATGTCAGAAAATGGTTGTGGGTTGTCTAGTCTTGAATTAGCTTCTGCTATAGAACAATGCTTATATTGTATTATTGCGTCCATTGCAAAGTCTCTGTCCAAATTAACACCCAAAAATCTGTCCGTAACTGTATTCCATATAGCATATAGGTTATCTACATCATCTTGTAATGCGACTATTAACATAATCTCACTCCTTGTTCAGTTCATCCGCATATCTTGTCATTTCAATCTGTGTTCCGTTTTCATCCCTTGTACCAACAGTTACATATCTGTTACTTCCACTCATCATATCCCCAATCCGTATTTCCGTTTTATTATCATCAAACTTGTAACACTCACGCATTTTCTCAATGCAGTTATTCATTTCTGTTATTTTCATAATATCACTTCTTCCCCCATAAATTATTTGGCAACTCCTCACCGCCGTAAATCTTGTTAGCATATTTCTTAAATGTCGGTACGCTACAACCTGCTACTTTTGCCGCTTTTACCTGTGAAACCTGCCCTGATATGTATAGGTTTATCGCTTCATAAAACTTATCTTTGTTTAGTGGGTGTACGCCTGCTGCCATAATAATCACTCCTTACCATTCTTTGCTTTCGCACCAGCTACTCTTACAAGCGTGATTCATAATGTTAATTAAAACCTTTTCAGAAGAAAAGTGAACTAAGCTGTAATCGCATTGTGTTGAAAACTTTGTATTGAAATATTCATCAACTAACATCTTGTAGTCTGTATTATCGTCCATATCACTTATAGCCGCATAATAGGTATCTGTATATCCGTCACGCTCTATGTCGGTTTCTTTTGTTAAATTATCTACTACTCTTGATAAAACCTTATCTGTTAATGGGTAGTGATATTCTCCGGTACATTCTCCGTGTTTATCTAAAAAGTATTTAAAGAATGCTTCTGTATTTTCTTTGAGCGTTTTATCGTTAGTCCAATCATAAGCTATCTTGCCAGCTCTGCTTATCATTCTTTCTTCGGCAACTTCCCAATCACTTTGAGAGTATTTGCTTATCGGCTTAAACTCCTTCACTTTTTTATCTTTGGGTAAAAAAGAATTACATTGTTCTCTGTTAAGAGAATTACACTCTGTATTTAATGTTCCGTAATTAGTGTTAGAGTAATCATTGTTAGTAATCCCTGTTAAAAGAGTTACACCTTGTGGCATTCTCGAATTACACTTTGTGTCATTCCCTTGGGAATTACATTTTGTGTTATTCCCGTCTGCTTGTTTATGTAACTCCTGTCCTGCATCTTCTGCTATAACCTCTTGCCTGATACTATTTTCCCATTTTTTAACTTCTGCGTTGATAACATCATAATTAGGTCGTATATGTATAGTCGGCATTGAATTGAATTTGTATTTTGCTGTAATTACAAATTTCTTTTTCACCAACGATTTAATTGCTTTATCATACTGCCTTTCAGTAATCCTTATCTCTTCCCACCAGTCTTTTCTTTGTTTCGCAATCCAATATTCGCCGTCTTTGTATATCTTGACTTTGCTTTTGTTATCTTTAGTTGGTGCAAACCAATATAAAATTCTTGATAACAGCGTACCCTCTATCAAATCACCTGTTATGTCAATGTATTTGTGAAATGTGTGGTTACACCTTGCTGATGATAGAAAATTAACTTTTGTTTGGATTTCATTTTCTGATAGCATATTTATTACCTGCCTTTCTGATAACTGCCTTATTAACAAAACAACAAACAGGCACTAAGGCTTGTGCTTTTCGCTTCGTCAAGCTAGTTTGTTGTAATCGGATAGACAGGACTTGAACCTGTGACTACTTGAATAAATCAAGCGTTACTCCCAACTGAACTACTATCCGTCAACTTGTCAGAATTTCTGACAAGTTGAAATAAAAAAGACTAGCACAGAGAGATTAAACAATTCACATTTATAAATTCTTTGGAGGTCATTTATACGCTTAAAAATATTGTTTTGAGGGAATATAAAGTGCTAGTCTTAACAGCAGTATAGGCTATGACACCTATAACAGGTCGTGGCAAAGCTTGGATGTCATTCTACCCGTGCAGTTGGGCTCAAAGAAAGTAGCTTCGCTCGCTGTCTATCCATACAGATAACTGCTGCGCTATAGGTATAACTTAATTTTATTTGCGTATTTATATACGCAAAACCTCACGGACTATCTGACAGTCCTTAACAGCTCTCGCTATGAGGTGAAAGGAGGACTTAATGCTAGTAAACCAATAAGTCCTGTAAAGGCACAAGTGTAATTAAACACTTGAACTACCCCTATCAGAATCGAACTGATGATGTAAGAATCAAAATCTTATGCCTTGACCGCTTGGCTAAGGGGCAATTAAGCTACTCTTTATCTTCAAAAAGTGCTACAATATCATTTGTGCTATCAATCTGTTCTACAAAGTTATCTGTGCCGTTAGGATGTGTGTTTGAGTTACCATTACAATTTTTGCAAGGCATTTCAAACCACATTTTAAATTTATATAAGCAATTACAGCAATCTTCCTCCGGCTTAAGCATTAGACATCACCTGCCTGTCTGTGATTAGCTCTGTAAGAATCAAAACCATCCGGATAACGTGCTATAAGTTTATCTATGTTTGTTTGCATTACATCATCAAGACCGAATCCGCAAGCTTCGCAAATCATAGCAACGTACCATAAAACATCGCCACACTCTTTCTTAAGATGTTCTAAGTCTATGCCTTTTTCGTGGAATATGCCCTTTTTAACAAGGTCTGATACTTCTCCAGCTTCACCAGTTAAACCTAAAACACCATTAAGAAGTCCTGCTATGTCATTTATGTTGCTACACTTAGCATTGCTTTCTGTTATAGGACTAAGTGGAAGCTTACCAGTTAATTCAATATATAATCTACGATATGCCTTTTTATCGTTAGTACGCATAGCCAATTTTTGGTATTCATTGCCCTGCATTTATAACTCCTAACCTTTTTTTATTTTTAAAATTTTTTGGAATTTACTCGGCTGAATTAGCCGTTTTGACGTGTGTATTTATTGAATATCTTGTGATTGATTAATATGTGTCTATTATACACCTAATTAGCTTAAATGTATAGATGTTAATTGGATTATTTTTAATTAAATATATAAGTGATTTATTAGTATTAATTATAGGATTAATGGTTAGGTGTTATTTATATATAATTATATAATATGTGTATTATGTGGTGATAATAATATAAATATATATTAATATATAAAGCCTTTTTCTTATCGTGGAAAAATGAGTGACTTAGTTGGGCGGGTCCTGAGGGGCAAATAAACCCCCTCCGCCCTTATCTGTGTAATTGTGTCTATTTTATGCCATATTCTCAAACAATTAACACAATTAACACCATATCCATACCATAACGCCGATAAACCTTAATTTATCAGCGTTATCTAAATGCTTAGCACTCACAAACCCAGTATTTAAGCGGTTTACAAGTTGTTTAAATTGTGTCTGAATTGTTTACAGCGTTTATCTGCTGTTTATCTGTTAATTGCGTATTGTTTTGGCTCAATTGTTGACGTATTTCCGCGGCTGTAAGAGGTGTTTTGCTGGTGTTTTCTCTACTAACACCTGGAAGATTCCAACCAAAGCGGCGATTCATAACTGCAAGCTGCCCGACTGGATTCTTACCGGACCAGAGTCGAGCCTCTCCGCTAGATTCGTAATCTTTTGACAGTTTTTGATATAAATTGTTTGCCGATGTACTTAGTTGTGGCGTTCTGCTCTCATTCCCCCAATTATATACAATATCTTCTCTTATACCAGTTAATTTACAATAACCACTTATAGTGCATATTTTATTATACTTATAACACATATATATATAATAATCTGCTATATAGTTAAGATACTCATAATTATAACTATTACAATTACTATTATTTATATTACTATATTGGTTATTATAATTATTATTATTATATCCCTGTAATTTACCCTTTAATTTTAATCTATTAGTACCCTTAAAAGTATTATTATATACATAAATTAAAGCGGCATAAAAAAGGGATTGCGGAGCCGCTGCCATATCTTCAATGTTTTCATCTTTGCAAAATCTTTTGAAATACATATCAATTTCATTTTCAAAAATTTCTTGACTTTCTGGTGTTTCCTGTACTTTCTCCATCTGTTCCCCTTTCCGCTGGACCTGCTCCAGCTAATTATATTTAATGCAAATAAAAACACCCAATAATTATTATATAATTATCGGGTGTAAATCTTATATATTTAATTATTAAAATAATATAGCATAAATATATTATAAAGTCAATTTTATTTTGGGGCTTGACATAATATAAAAAGCTGTTTATTATATTAAGCATAAACAGTAACAAAAATGTATTGGAATGCGCTATTTTGTATTTTTAAACAACAACATTGGATGTATTGAAATATACGTTTTTGTATTTCTTAAATAGTAACGCACTGCGTAGAAAAAAGAGGGCTTTAAGCCCTCTTTTTATTCACTTTATATTCTATTTATCTGAACACTGTAGGAAATCCCCAAGTGCCATGTACATTTTCATAATACACTTCTTTTCCATCTTCGTACACGCATTTAATGTGATTATTAACATCCTCAAACACTTCTTTCAAGCCGTCCAGATTAACACCATCAAGCCAGCTTTCAGATACCTTTTCCCAGTCGTTGCCGTTAAAATAATCAAATTTTTGTTCGATTATCTCCCATTTGCTGCCGTTCTGGAACTCATTAGAATACTTATTGAGCACATCCGCCAGCTCCTGAAGGCTCTTAGCCTCCTTAATGCCTTTCTTGTATTCTTCCCACGCCTTAAGATATTCGGCGAAGTTGTCGCCAGTATAATCTTCTTCTGTCATCTCCATTTCTGGATAATAGTATTCTTTAGCTTCTTCTAAGCTCTCAAACTCCACTTCTCTGTCAAAATCATTTACTAACTTCATAACATCCACCTTTTAACCTTTCTTAATTGCTTTCTGTTTTCTGCTCCGGTTATTTAACATCAATATATTGTTCAGCATTCTCTTCAAAGCTGTTAATTCTTTCCAACAACTCTTCTGTGGTAATCGTTTCAAAATCACCACAACTATAATCTTCTTCGCCATAGTCGTAGTGGTCTTCAAAACAACCACATACAGGACAATAATCAAAGTCGGCAGTTGTTCCGTAACTGATTTCCCAGTTACCATTTTTAAGGTGGCTGTAATCAGTCCAAAAGCCATAACAACCACCGTTGCTGCACTTCTCAGAATCGTATTCCGAAAAATCGTTAAATCTCACCTTTTTAACATTCTCAAGTTCTTCCTTTTTCATATTGCCCACCTTTCAGCTTTTGGCTGTCCTTTCTTTTAATGTATCTTAAGTATATACCAATAGTGTTACATTGTCAACACCCTTTTTAGTGTTATTTAAAAATATTTTATTTTTTCGTCGTTGGTTGGTACTATCTCTAGTATATCGCTTGGCTGACATCTTAAAATAATACATAATGTATTTAATGTTTTTGTATTAATGTCACTCCTGTTTCTTAGATTCTGCATTGTGCTTTCACTTAATATCTTCTCTTTCCTCATTCTGTTAGCGGTGTAGCCACGCTGTGCCAGCTCTTTTAATACATCTATTTTATATGTAATCATTTACAAGCTCCTTTCTGTTTTGTTTTTACTATTATATATAAAATATTGCAGTTTTGCAACACTTAAAAACAAAATTTAAAAACATCTTAAAAGGTGTTGACATACACCTTAAAAGGTGTTATTATTAAGCTACAAAATAAATAAGGCGGTTGCACTTCTACCAAGACACACAACCGCCACCAATCAAAAAAAGAAAGGCAAGCCGATTATATCACAATCGGCGAAATGGTGCAAGCATATGAGAAAATTAACAATCGCAGAAAAGAGAGAAAAAGAGCTAAGAAGAGCAACAGAAACATACAATATTGAATATGATATTGCTAAAAAATTAAAAGATTTATCTTTGAGCTGTGACAGGCGAATTGATAAATTAAATAAAGATTTAGAGCCTTACGGCTTAGCACTGGATAGCTTTAGTCACTTAATGACTATTGTTGTAAAAGGCACTACAAGGACAGCAATAGAAAGTTTTTATTATAACTAGGAGACACCAAAAAATGAAAATAGGCGACAAAATTATTTATGGCAATGAGATAGAATGCACTTTTAAAAAGTACGAAATAATCAAGAATGGCGAGGTTATAATATACGCCGATTGCAAAGGCGGTACAATTATAGCACCTTGGGAAATGTTTAAAAAAGCATAGCCGAAACGCTCCAGAGTGGAGCGTCAGCCGCGGGATGGTCTCCCGGCTCTGATGATGGCAGACCGCACAATGAAAGGATGGTTGATACTATGAGAACAATTAAATTACAAGGAATACACACACCGCAAAAAGCAATTCCGGCGGCAGAATTAAAGCCGGGAATGGTTACAGTTTGGAATTTTGGTTACACTTCCACAATTAAAAGCGTAGAGCCTACCAAGAGCGGAAAAAGCGTTAAATGTGTTATTGTTTCCGACGAAAGCGGAAACGAACATATTAGAACAATGCGAGCTGATAGACTTGTAGCTGTTAAAGAGGAAGAGGCAAAAAATCCGATTGACAAGGCACTTGCAAGCAGGCAAAGAACATATAAAAGCATCTATTGCGACATTGGCACAGCCTTAGACGCTTTTAGCACTTCGGAGCTTGCAGAGTATTATATACAGCGTTTCGGTGGTAGCGCATTGCGTTATTTTCTCGAGCAAGGAATAATTGCGGCAGAAATTAGCAAAGAAAAAGAAGCAATATAATTAGCAAGGTCGACGCTTCAGGGTTCGATTCCCAGGCTTGCTTTACCCACAAGGGAATAAATAAAGAAAGGTAAAAAATTATGAATAGATTAGAAGAAGCAAAAAAGGCATTTTTAGAAGTTAGACGCATTTTGACAGAAAAACACGAAGATTTTGCACTTGCGAAGGCATACAAGAAGCCTTGGAAATGGTACAGGGAACACGCAACACAAGAAGCCATTGAGATTTTAAGAACAGAAGCAAGGAGTAATAAATAAATAAATGTATTTTAAGGGTGCAGGTTGCGCCCTTTTGGCTTGCTCTAGTTTGGCTGGTTCGATTCCAGCCGCAAGCATTAAGCATATATTTTTATATGCTTTTATTGTGCACCTTGAAAAATTAATATAATAATGCTATGCTTATATATGAGGCTTTTGCGCCTTTTTAGGTGTACAAGTGTACCCAGTTGGGGCGGCGTGCGTTTTGGCATATCTTCCAGATCTGGCGACAGCTTCCACAACTTGCAAGGGCATATTATACCTATTTTATACAACGCTGTTAAAGACGTTTTAAGGCGTGCAGGTGTTAACCCTTGCAATTATGCACTTGTAAAATAAAACCGCCGTACAAGTTAAACTACAAAGCCACGACACCAAAATAAGCACGAACCGCAGCCGGCAAAGTTTATATATGGTGCTTTACCACACTAAAGTTTTTCATTAATTTTTCAGGGCAAATCTGAACAAAATTGAGGTCGAATTTTGGGAAAAGTTTTTCACGGATTTTTGAATACAAAATTGCATATGACGGGGGTATTTGAAACGGCGCATTATAATTTTGCGAGAAATTTTTTCAATTTTTTAAGTAGGATTTGAACGAAATCTGAACCGAATTTTAAAAATTGTCAAAATTGAAATTACGAATATAAAAGAGAGTCCCACGGAGGTAGCAAAAAAGTTGCATTATATTCCGTAGGGCTTAAATTAATCTATAAAAATAATCGGTTTATCATCATCAAAAAGATTACTAACAACTTCCTGTCCTTTATCCACTAAGTAGCAAGAAACTTTCCGGAATCGCCTAAAGCCTTTGATAATTTCATATTTGTTATTAATTCTATATATAGTTCCTGCGAAATTGCCTTTATTAACAGGAATATAAGATTGCGTATCTAATGGAGCTGATATAGGTTTGTCAAGCTCCTTAAGTTCTACAATATCTACTGCTTCAATTTTGCATAAATCACCATACTCACCTAATGATGGATATACCGGTGGGTTTAGTAACGCATTGTATATATCATCTATGTCACTATCATTAGATTTGATGTATATAGTTGTGTATAAATCAACTAACATCAAATGATATTTAACCGTATTAACCCATCCGGTGTGGCTTCCGTCTGTATAATCTGTTATAATATCCCAACGCTTAAGCATTTCATCACTAACTTTGTTAAAACGCTTACCACCGTGCCATTCTTTCTGTGTTTTGGTATTGTAAACGCCCTTGCCAGTAACGAAATAATCTAATTTATGATACTTTTTCCATTGACACATTGAATGGATAAATCCATTAACTGTGCTGAACGGCGGCAAAGGATAACAATCCGCACCTCTTGGCGCTGATGGATTGTTAAATCTAGCCATTTCTTGATACATTTTTAACCTTATAACTCTCATAACAAAACCTCCAAAATAAAATAAGTTGCACCTATACAAAAATGTATCAATGCAACTTTCCACTATGGTTCTATTAAGGTAAAATGATATAATAGTTATCTATTGTTTACATCTATTAAATAATAGCATTTTTAGATATTATTGTCAATACAGCAACTTTCTGTATAAATTAATGCTTTACTTGAATACCGACATTGACCAAGCTCATATATCAACAATTCCTTAGTCATAGTCGGATTAGTCTTTTGAATTATCTTTAACAACTCATCTATACTCATCATCCCACTCTCCTAACTGCTCCAAGCACCATATCAACAATGTCAAATACTTCATCTCCATAAGTTGCTACAAAATCACACAATATTTCTTCTTGTTCGATAGGCAAATACACATCATAAGACATACAGATTGCGTGGCATACTTCGTGTATCAGCACTTTGCGTTGCATAAATCCACGCAAGGCATTTGATAGATAAATTGTATGTGTATTTCTATCAGTTACACCTAGCACAGAAACATTGTCTGACCGCTTTAATTCACTTGAATTTGAATTTTCATATTGTACTTGCCACATTGTGCCATTAATGCTAAAAACCATCTGTATGCTCCTTTCTAAATAAAACAAAAACCGCTAACCGATATTGGCTAGTGGTTTTCTAATTCCCATATTCTTTTTAATAACTCTACAAGATAATCTGGTGGCTTTCTTCTATCCTGTTCCCAACCTTGCAAAGTCCTTAATGGAAGTCCAAAATAATTAGCAAACTGCTGTTGCGACATTTTGGTTTGCTTCCTTAACTCTTTTATTGGTGAGTTATTTAAACTCAATATACTCACCCTCCTTTTCTTCAAAACTGTTAACCTTTTCTAACAGCTCGTCAGTAGTGACTGTTTCAAAATCACCACAACTATACTCTTCTTCGCCATAGTCGTAGTGGTCGCCAAAACTGCCACAGCAAGGACAGAACTCCATATCTGCTGTTGTTCCGTAACTGATTTCCCAGTTGCCATTTTCAAGGCAGCTATAATCAGTCCAAAAGCCGTAACTACCGCCATCGTTACATTTTTCTGGGTCGTAGTTTGAGTAATCATTAAATCTTACTCTCTTTATGTTTTTCATTTCTTCTCTTCTCATAATATTCACCTTTGCTTGATATTCAAGCCCTTTCTTTATTTCTTGATTGTATTATACGTCAATGACGTATAGCTGTCAAGCAAAAGTTATAATTATTTTTCACTAGCCAATATTCAGTTATCAATGTACAAAACAGGCTATGAATATTGCTACTCATAGCCCTTAAAATCATATCTTAGATACAAGAGTGCTTAACTTTGTTCTAAGCAAATTCTTCTCTTCTGCCGACATATCAGCTACCATACCTGTAATATCGCTTGCAAGTTCCTTAGTGTAGCTGTCAAGCGACTTCATCTTGTGTTCCTTATCTTCTGGTGTATTAGCCTTGTGCATTTCCTTAGTTTCTGTGTAGTTTCTCTTTGCTCTGTCATAACTGCTTTCAGACATTGGCTCTGTATAGTACATCTTGCCATAATCTCTATCCATATCCCTCATATGCTCTGCTTCTGGGTACATGTGCATATAAGGCGGTTCTTCATATCCCCTGCGATATGTTCCCTTGCCTTTAGGGGCAAATCTGCCATTCGCATAGCGGTAGTGGTCGTAGTATCTTCTACCACTTTCTTCGCCATATTCTGCCTTAAGACTTCTTAGGAGTTCTTTGTCGTACTCTTCTTCCTCTTCATCAGCCTTTTTCATAGCCTTGGAAATTATTGAGTGATACTCGGCTTCTGCAAGGTCTTTAATCATATCTACGACTTCGCCCATTTCGGAAGTGTCAACATTCTCAATGCCCTTTTCAAACTCATTGACAGCTTTTTCTGTAAGGCACTCCTGCATTTTGTGTATTCTTTCAATGTGCATCTTCTCACCCCCCTACGCTTCACGAACAGCAATTAAGTTACTATTCTGTACTTCAATAGCCTGTGTAGATGTATTTTGCACCGCTACTGTACTGCAACAACCACAAGGCACATCAACGTATGCCTGCGCTGAAACGTTAAATAAATTTTGTACTGCTGCCGGAGTAACTATCATTCGTGTTGACTGTAAAGGCTCTCCGTCTACTGCAATAGCAAGTGATATAGCTTCAACTGTACCGCCTGTAGGTATCTGAATGTTTCCACTATAAGATACTAAAAATCTAGCCTTACACTGATTTGTGATACCTCTTAACTTGATAATTCCGCTTCCTTGTCTGTGGACTATACATTTAGTTCCGCATACTGGTGTTTCTGTAAATGCAACATCTTCTCCGGCGGCAACTGTTTGTAATGCAATTCCTGTTATTTCCATTATCTTTACCTCTCTTTCATAAAAATAAGGGCAAACATTATAGTCTGCCCTTTGCGTTTGTAAGTAATACTGCTTAGCAGACATAATCGAGTTAAACTCAATTAAGATACTCAATTATTTAGTTTTAGCAGTTACAACCGGTGTTGCAGCCACAGCCATATGCATAAGCATTAGGATTAGGCACAACATAAGCTGGAATAGCCGTAGGATTTACAGCATTTATAATCTGATTTGTCTGTGCTGACATTGCAGTAGTCAGAAGTGCATTCTGTCTATCCTGCGATGCGGCTCTGCGTAAATCGTTGTTCTCTGCTGTAAGTGTTGCTATCTTATCATTTGTTAAGAAATCAAGGATAGCTCTCGTTCCTGCCTGCTGGCTGTCGATAATATCTCTTGTGTTGTTGCACATTGTGTTCTGTAATGCGTTTGTCTGTGTAGCCATATTGTAGTTTACACCCTGAATGGCTTCTCTTGTTTCACAGCAGCAGTTAGCAAGCTGTGACTGTAATGCGTTTGTATTCTGCATATTAGCGACTGTATCAGCGTTTACTGCCTGTTGTATGCCGTATCCTGTCTGCATGATATTTGTGTTAATGCCATTAAAACCTGTGAGCATACTGTTGTTCATAGCATAAAAGCCGTCACAAAGTCCGTTAGAAATGCCATCTAACTTGCTGATAACTGCCTGATTGTCAAAACCTCTTTGTATAGCTGAATCAGTGTAGCCTGCGCCGTTGCCATTTCCACCGAAACCGCCCCAGCCGTTATTGCCCCAGCCAAAGATTAAGAGAATTACAATCCACCATGCACCATCGCCCCACATACCATCGTTATTACGATTATTGCCTGTTACTGCGGCAATATCTGCGAGACTAACTCCGTTTGAATTAAACATCTTGTTTACCTCCATTTATTTTATTAACAAATGGGATAACCGGTCATTATGTGCGCACAACCCAAAATGTCCTAATTCATCATACCCTTAATATCATTAAGGTTTATTCCTTGTGTATTCATAAAATTACTTAAAATTTGCTCTGCGCCTTGCGTGTTTCCACTGTTTATCTGATTAAGCAAGTTTTTTGCCATAGGATTTCCACGCTGTGCCGACTGTTGTAAACAATTCATTGCCATTTGCTGTGGATTCCGAATTGACTTAAGTTGATTTATAGTTTGAATTAACTGCTGATTCATTCTTCATCACCGCCCTTACTTTGAGTTCTTGATGTTTTTCTCTGTGTTCCTAAAGATTTATCAAATCTATTTTCCAACTGCCCTATTTTCTCCGATAATTCCTCAAACTTATTCAGAAATAGCTGTGTGCTTTCGTCTGATAGGGTAAATTTAGCGTTTTCTGTATTAGCCATAGAATTTACTGTCTGATTATCTTTAGGGGCTGTATAAGGCTTATACACAACCGTCTTAATTGTTCCGTCAGCATTCCAACCCTTAACATATATTTCCGACATATCCTGTTTTGGGAAAAATGCCATTGAGCCATCCATAGGCACTTCATTTGCATTAATATTTTCAACTGTCTGTACTATTCTTCCGTTAATGCCTACTATCTGCTGTGGCATAGGTTGTTGGACTTGTGGTTGTATCTGCTCCTGCGGCTGAAATCTCTGGATATTTGCCATAGGATTATATTGATATGCTCCATATTGAGGTACATAA